TCAGCCGATTTTCGCTTGCGTCCCATGCTTCCGTTGTCGGTTGAAAAGTTGTTGCAGCGCGGCGTGATCCGGTTGGGGAGAGGCCGGCGGCGCATGCGTGTCGTTCGCCGCTTCCGCGGGGGCGCCGGCCATAACCCGGTCGAAGGCGGCGCGGCCCACCAATGGGCGGCCGCTGGGCTTGCGGCTGACCGGGATGCCCAGGCCTTGTAGATACCGGATCTGCGCGTGCGGTTGGGTCAACGGGTCGCAGATTTCGTTGATTTCGTCGTCCGAAAGGTAGGGCTTCATCGCGGTCCCCCAGGCTGCAGGCGCCGGAACTCTACCACCCACACCCAGGGATTGGCGTCCCAGGAGCTGGGGCCGTTGATCTCGCGCCACAGCCTGGCGAAGCCTCGGCGGAAGGTGGGTTGCTGGTGGGCATGCACGGTCTCGTTATCGTCCACATCCAGCCATGCCGGCGCGCAGCCTTCAGCCTGTGCGTCGGATTCGCCAATCTCGTTCAGACGCTCCACGCGCACGCCGGTAATTTCCAGTACCAGGCGGCAGGCCCAGCGCGGCATAAACCGGGCATGGCGATGCCTGCCCGTTTGGGGCGGGCCGTCATGGGGCGGCGTGCCGGTGTGCTTCCAGTCACGCCGGGTGCGGTCGGCCTCGTACTGGATCGGAGCCCAGGGCACGCTGTAGCCCGCGTCCAGGCACAGGTCGGCGATGTGGCTGCCGCTGTGCTTGTCCAGGTCCACGACGCTGCGCCAGGCCTCGCGCACCCAGAGACGGTCGCCTGGCTGCCCAAAGGGGCATTGCACGGCCCGCTCATGCGGAGACTGCTTATAGACCATGTAGGCCACGCCGTCAGACACCCGCGCGCACCACCAGCCATCGGGATCATTCTCGGGTTGAGAAAAGTATTCCAGCGCCTTGGCGCGCCGCGTCTGCGTCTTCGTGCCGGCCAGCACGGCCTGCACCATCGCTCCGTTGAAAAGTACCGGGCGTTCACGCATCCAGCTCTCCTTGTTCTGCCTGGGTGGCAGAAAGGGCCGCGCGGGCGTTCGATTCGACGCAGTAGAGCTGCAGCAGCTCGTCTACGACGGCGGTGTCGCCTGCGTACCAGCGCTGGCCCAGTTCGCGCAGATGGCCTTGGAGCTGGCGAAGCATCTCGGCCAAGCCGGGGGAGTCGTGTAGACCCTCGCGCGCTTGACGCAGCAGTCCCTGGTAGTCCACCCTCATGCCCGTGTGCGGCTCCGCGAGCCGGGCCAGCGCTGCATCCCCGGCGCGCTGCTGGCCGCCGTCCTTGTGCGCCTGGGAGCGTTTGAGGCCGCGGATAAGGGCGGCCCCGTTGCTGCGGAGCGTCTGGTCCATCAGCTTCGCCGCTTCCTCCAGCGCCGCATTGCGCACGTTCTCGGCGCTGGCCTGGGGCGCGGCAAGACATGCGCGCATTCTCGCCAGGGCACCGCCCTCCGATGCGTTATCCAGCGGGCGGTGCCACTCCTTCGACGAACGCCCGGTTGCGCCCATCAGAAAGATCGCCAGTTCTTGGCGCACTGCTTCCCACGTCACCGCCTCCCCGGCTACAGGGGCGCTTGCCAGGGCAGCGCGGTAAACGGAGAACGCGGCCTCGTCCATGGCCTTGTAGTCGAACGATTGCCCGGTCCCGTCGTAAGTCCACTTCCCCGCACTGAACACCGGAAGCGGGTGCGCGGGGAACGCCGCGCCAGAGCGTCGAAAGTCCATGGCTGCATCGCAGCACAGGACATTCTGCTCATCGGCAGGGGCGGCATTTTCCGACACCTCAAAGACACCGAACCCGACCTCCTGTAAGGCCTTGAGCAGCCCCAGCCCTCTGTCGATGAGGTCGCCCGAACTACCGCTGGCTGCCTTTTGCCAAGCGGCACCGAGGCGGTGCGCCCCGATATTCCCCGGCTGGTGGCGGTACGTAAATGCCCGGTGCGGTCCGGGGAGGTCAAACGCTGCGCCATACGCACCCAGGGTGCGAGTGAGCGTGACGACAATCGCCGGCTGCGCGATATTGTTCTGTTCATTCATGGTTCAGTCCTTTGCGCCCGCGCGCATGTTCCTGGGCACCTCGTAGACGGTCACCAGGGTTTCGTGGGCGAAAAACCAGATGTGTTCGGCGTGGATGCGGACATTGTTGGCCCTGCGGTGCTGGAGCCAGCACTTGTCCAAGAAGCGCTTGAGCTTCCCGGCCGCGTCGCCGTGCCGCTTGCCTTGATCGAAGGCGCGCTGCGCGGCAGCAGCGCGGGCCGACTTCGGCAGGCCGAGACGCTCTTTCAGGCGGGCGTCGGCATGATCGGTGATTGTGACTGCCATGTTCACCCCTCCGCGGCCTGGCGGACCTGCTGGCCGCCGTCCGGCGCCGGCAGGAGGTTGGCCGCCGCTGCATGCTCCAGCACGGTATGGCCCGTCGGCAGCATGATCTGTCCGAGAAACGCGCCTTCGAACGAGAGGATGCCAGTCTCGATGGCCATGATCTGGCCTTTGATCCAGTCGCGCAGGATCGAATACACGGCGACGCTCGCCACGTCCATGGCTTTTTTCTCGTACTGGGCCCGCGTGCCGGTGCGGCGATGGCTCCACGGGTTCTCCTTGAGCCAGGCCGCGGCGTAGCCCTTCGTCGATGCCTTCACGGAAACCTGGCGGCCCCGGTATTCGAACTGCGCCAGCAGCTCGCCGGCGCCGTCGTCCACCATGCTGCCGAACTTGCTGCAGCCGAAGGCGCGCAGCAGCTTCTGAATCTCGCCCAGTGCCTTCTCGCCGCTGGTTGCGGTACTGTAGGGCAGGGCCATCAGGCATCCCTCTTACGATGTGCTGCAATGGCGTCGAGGGCAGAGCCGGCCGTCTCGCGCCAGTCAGAGCCATGTTGCAGATAATGGCCCAGCAGGAAGTGAATCACCGCCGCCTGCTCGTGTTCGGACTTGCGCTTGATCTCTCGGCCATCCGCCCGCAGCAATTCCGCCAAGTCCGCGCACCAGAAGTTAGGCCGCCCGAGGATGTCGGCAAGATCGTCGTTGAGCGGCGGCAGCACGGGCCGCACGTCGCCAGCAGAGGTGGGAATCGGATGCGCGCCGCTGTAGATGCAGTGCGATCCCTGCCACACGCCAACGCTGACGCCGCGCGGATCATGGTCCACGGTAACGGTGATCGGGGCATCCTGTTCGGTGCTGACTGCAGGCGAGGTCGGTGAAGGCTCCGCGGCCGCCAGCAGGTCGGCGAGGCGCTCCAGGCCAGCCATGGCGGTGTAGCCTTGGGGAAGAAAGCCGAGGGCGGCGCGAACCTCGGCCAGCTCGTGCTGTGCAGCGGCCACCGGGGCCAGGCGCCAGGTGTTTTCGATCTTGCTCATGCCTGCGCCTCCATGGCGATCTTGATGCGGGTTTGGTGGAACAGGTCGCCCTGGTCGTCGCGCTGGCCCAAGGCGATCACACGGCGCAGTATCGGCAGTGCGTGCCGCAGGCCTTCGATAGTGCGTTCCTGGATAGGCACCAGGTAGTGCAGCGCGATGTACAGATCACGCAGGGGCTGCAGCGGCAGTTCCTTGGCGTGGCGGATGCTCCACATCTCGAGGTGCCAGATCAGCCCTTCGATCGCGGGCGCGGCCTCGTACTTGTGGCCGTCGCAGGCCACGAAGGTCGGGTAGCCCTTGGCGTTGACCGACACCTTGCCGGTCCGGTCCAGCTCGTCGAACAGCTGTTCCAGGGGGCGCATCACGATTTCTGAGCCCATAATCATCGGGGCGGCCACGGGACGCGCCATGCGCCCCGCCCGAGGCCGTCGTCCCTCGGCGCGGCGGGCCTGGCGCCGGTCGTGGCGGTTCATGTAGGGATGCATGATTACGCGGCCTCCCTCTGCAGGTCCTGGATGCTGAAATAGACGTCCATGCAGCCGCGCACGTCCGCCAGGGCACTGTGCGCGTTCTCCAGCGGCTTGCCAGTGAAGTACTGCACCGCTTCGCCCAGCTTGGGCGTCTTGTGGTGGTGGCGGTTGGCGGCCACCATCTTGGCGGTGGGCGGCAGTTTCAGGATGGGCGTGGCCAGGCGCGCGGTGCACTCGGCCGTGCCGGTTTTCCAGCGTTCCAGGTCGTGTTCCAGCTCGCCGGCGCGGTGCTGGGCGATGCGGATGATGCGGGCATCGAAGGACTCGTTGTGTGCGATGCGCTTGCGTCCGGCCCACATCTCCAGGAACAGCGACAGGGCCAGCGTCTCGGGTACGCCCACCGCCATGGCGTACTCGGTGGTAATGCCGTGGACCTCGGTGCCCTCATCGGGGATGATCCAGCCGTCCGGCCGGACGACCAGGTCCAGGCTGGCGACCGTCTCGCGCGAGTCCAGGTCGACCAGCGCCGCGGCCAGCTGCACAATGTGGGGCTGGCCCGGGTGTTCAGACGGTTCCTTGAACAGCGGCAGGCCGGTGGTTTCGGTGTCGTAGAAAAGTGCCAGGTTTTGCATGTCGTGGTCCTTGTGTCAGGCGGCGGCGCGCAGCGCGGGCTGGGCGTTGGTGCCGTGGTCGATCCAGTGGCTGGTGAAAAGGTCGGTAGGGGCGGGCGGGGCGGATTTCAGGGTGCCCAGCACCAGGGCGGTGTCGAGTTCGCCGTCTGCGGCCAGGGTGTCGAGCAGCCCCAGCAGGTCGCCGCGGCCGGGCTGATCCAGGCAATCGAAGCGGTCCAGCAGCACGCAGCGCAGCCCGGACTGGGCGGCCAGCGCCAGCCCGATCAGGGCGTCGGTGCGCCAGCGCTCGGACTCGGACAGGAGCCGATAGGCGCGGCCGCCGTAGGTGATGGCCATGTCGCCGGCGATCGCCACCGCCGGCCAGTTGGCCAGGCTGGCCAGGTGAGCGAGACGGTCGTTCATCGGCTGCAGGGCTTCGGCCAGGATTTCGCCGGGGATGCCGTCGGGCGCCAGCGCGTCGCCGATCTTGGCCCAGGCCTGTACCTCACCGTGGTACTGCGCTGCATTGGCGGTGCGCTGTTTCGCGCTGTCGGCGGCTTGCTTGGCGTTCAGCAGCGCCTGCACCCGCTCGTGGACTTCCTTGCGCTGCTCCTTGAGGGCGTTGAGTTGCGCGCGCACGGCTTCGACGTCGGCGGTCTCGATCGCCTCCGGAGCGTTCACGGCTTCCAAGCTGGCTACGGCTTCTTGGGCGGCGGCGATATCGCGGCGGTCGTTTTCCACGCTGCGCGCCATCAGCTCGCGGGCATCGATGGCCTTGGGCAGCGCGCCCGCGGCCTCGGCGTCGCCGGGGGCGTCCAGCTTCCCGTACTGAGCCTCGTAGCGCTCCAGCACCTCGAGGATCCGCATATCGAGCGGCCCGGGCAGCAGCAGAGTCACCTTCTCGCAGTTGTAGACGTCGTCCAAGCAGATGGCCAGTTCGTGCACCAGGCCCGTCCGCGGGCCGGCGCCAGCGCGCAGCTGGAGTGCTTCGACGTGCGCGACAGCCTTGCCATGCTCGGCGAGGTCGTATTCCAACTTGCGGGTCAGCTCGGGCAAACGCGCGGCCTTGGCCTGGCGCGCGGCCAACTGATCGCGCGCGGCCGCGTAAGCTTCGGCCTTCTGCACCAGCTTGCCCAACGATTGGGCCGTTGCCTCGATGCGTTCGTCCAGGCCAGCCAGCTCCGCGCCAGCGTTTTCGAGTGCCGCGCGGTCGAACGCGGGCTCGTCGGCCGCCCAGTCCTTGGCCTTGACCTCGCCGTAGGCTTCACCGGCGACGGTGCGCCAGGCGCCCTTTGCCTGGGTCGCCTGGTCCTTGGCGTACTTCGAGCCCGCGGCGAACCCTGTACGCAGGATGGGCTTGATCTGGGTCACCAGCTCGGCGTTGCATGTCCGGGCCAGCAGGCGGGCGGCGATATCGTCGGGGCGGATCTTCGCGCCGGTCAGCGTGAACAGGAGGCTGCGCCGGTCGTTGGCCTCGGCCCGGGCGAAGCGTTCGGGCGCCAGGACGAAGGGCAGGGCCGGGCTGGTCGGCACCAGGTCCTGGCCATCCGCCAGGCCCTTGGGCAGTGTCATCGACACGGCGCCGGCGTCCAGTTCCACGGTCACCGCGCCCAGCTTCGCGCCGTCGCTGACCAGCATGTCGTACTCTTTTTTCAGGCCGACCCGTTCCGGTGTGCCTTGCAGCGCCAGGCGGACGGCTTCGGCGACGGTCGACTTGCCGGCGCCATTCAGGCCCGACACCAGCGCGAGCGGGGTGGGCAACTGCAGGTCCACGGCGCGGGCGCCCTGGAAGTTCTCGACGGTGATACGGTTGATTCGCATGGTTGCTCCTCAGGAGATGGCAAGCAATTCACGGCCACCATCAGGGCGCATGGCTGTCACCACGCCGCGCAGCTCGAGGGCTTCGAGAAGCGACGCGGCGCGGTTGTAGCCAATGCGCAGATGGCGCTGAACAAGGGAAATGGACGCGCGGCGGTTCTCGACCACCGCGCGGCGGGCTTCTGCCAGCAGCGGGTCGTCGCCGTCGTCGTCGGTGTCGTCGGCGCGAAGGGCCGAGCCAGTGCTGGTGCGGAACATGTCCGCTTGGCGGTCGTCGACGTATTCGCCGCCCAGGGCGTCGACCAGGTCGGCCACCAGGCCGCGCAAGGTGGTCGCCATGAGGAAAAAATCAGCCTCGAATTCCTCGGCTTCCGTCTTGGCGGTGCGCTCGACGTCCATCTGCACGACGTCGGCGGGGACGATGCGTTTCAGCACCAGTTCGTCATCCAGCACGAACGAGATGCGGTCCTGCCACGTCAGGGCGAGGCGAGTGCACTGCATGCCGCTTTGGATGTGGTGGCGTACCTCCGCGGGGTCCAGGGGGCGATTGACGTACTGCACGGCGCCGGCGCCTTCGCCCGCCGCCCGCAGGTCCGCCAGCGTGTCGATGGTGAAGCCTTCCGGCGCCTCATCATCGGCAAGCCAGGCGGTCATCGCGCCGGCCGCCGCCGTGCGAACGGACAGGCGGTCAAGCGCGAAGTGGTCGATGCTCTCGCACAGCAGGGCGACCGCGGCGTCGCGCGGGCCGCTCGAGGCGCTGTCAATTCCCAGGCGGCCGGCGTAGGTGTCGATCCAGACCAGCACATCGTCCTGCTGCCGGAATGCGGCAGGCAGCATCTGGTCGATGACCTGTTCGCGGATCTCCTTGCGCTGCTTTTTGCCGGGCTTGTAGCCCTGGGCCTCCTCGACCTTCGCCGCAGCTTCTTGCACCTGCAGGTCGATCGCCTTGGCGGGCATCACGCGCGATTCGGTGCGCTGGCGCAGCAGCAGATGGCCCTGCACCTCGTGCACGAGCCCGTAGCCCTCGTGAACCGGCGCCCAGCCGGTGGACTCGGCCTGCAGGTCGGTCGTGGGCACGAATTGATGCTTCTCCAGCATGCCGACCAGCTGGGGCAGGGATACGGCCCACCCGCCGGGCAGGCTGTAGACCGAGAGGTTGCGGAACAAAGCCATGTCGGTCACCTGGCCTTATTCGGGCGCCTGGACGCTGCGGCGCCGCGTGCTGCCGCCGCGCTGGGCCTCGGACGTCAGAGACAGGCGCCTCGATTGGTACAGCTGATGCAGCCGGGCCCGCTCGCCAAGGTCGTCTACGCCGTCGATCGAGTCGCTGGCCAGGTCCAGGACGTCGATGGTCTTGGCGTTCTGGATCTGGTGTTCCACCTTGGCCGGATCCAGGCCGCCGCCTTCGTTGCCAGCGGTGGGGAGTTCGGCTTGGCTCAGCTCGGTGGGTTTGGCCTGCGGCTCGGATGAGGCCCTGGCCGCCGTCGCCGTGCGGTGCGCCGGATTACCTGCCTCGGCCTGCGCCTTCGTGGGCGCGGTGTCGGATTGGGCAGACTGAGGCGGCTGGCGCGTACCTTCGTCAGCCTGCCGCATCACTTCGCCGGTTTCGCGGTCAATTTCCTCGACCGGGCGGCCTGTGTCCATGTCGATAACGATGCCGTGCTCGATGTTGACGCCGCGGCCCGCCTCGGCAGCATGGCTGACCGCCAGTGCATTGGAGACCTCGATCGAGCAGGGCATGTACTTGAGCACCTGCAGGAGCGGGACCTTGCGCGCGTACATTTCCCAATCGCGGTAGCTGTAGTGCTTGCGGCCGACCTTGTTGTATTTGTCGCGGTGCTTCTCGATTTTCGAAACGCGCCAGAGTTCGATGATGGGCATTGCGGCATCGCGCACCCAGCCGATGGCATAGGCATGCGTGATGTCCTCGGGTGCGTCCAGGTCCGTTTCGTTGTGGATGACCAGGTCGCGGCGCGCTCCGTCGGTGAACGTGTACTCCTGGTCGCGGAAGATCACGCCGGTGAATACAGTGCCGCGCCCGCTGCGGGCGACCAGGTCCACCAACCCTTTCCAGCCCGGGACGAATGTGCAGGTGCGGCCGTAGGGAATCAGGTAGCCCTGTCCGTTGACGCCGGGCTCGAGGCCCAGCTGGCCAGCGGTCATGATCGAGGCTGCGATGCTGTGCTGGTCGCAGTTCTGCAGCTGAGTGCTGCTGCTGAATGCCGTAAGAGCGAGACGGGACATGCGGTCGGCAGTCAGGTGCTTGGGAAGCGCCAGGGCGAGCTGCGGCTTAAACCGGTCCATGAAGTGGCTGAACGCGGCCAGTGGTGTTTTGGTCGGTTGGCTCGTCTTCTGCAGGTCCGCCATGCTGGTAGATTGCTGTGTGGTCATGATCAGCGTCCTTGCTTGTGGCTGTTGCGGTAGTCGCGGTACTCCGCGGCGGTGGCGAGTGCGACGGTCTGGCGCTCCTCGGGCTTGGCGTCGCGGTGGTACTGCTCGACCTGGCTGACCAGGAACTGGGCGGGATCCCAGGCCAGGTGCTGGGTCACGACCGACTTGCCGGCCTGATCGGTGCGCCGGACGAACACGTCGCGGCTGACGGGGTGAAGGGACATGCGGGGCTCCTCTGGTTATCGGAAAAGGCAGGACGACCAGCGCGCGCAATACTTCGGGCTGCACAGGACGCTGGAGGGGTTCGGGGAAAACAGGCCGGTGCGGAACATCGCCGCAGCGTGTTCGAGCAGGCCGGGCTTGTCGGGCTCGCCGACCATCACGCGGCGGGCGTCGAAAATGGGGCTCACGGCCGCGGCCGGCCGGTTGCTGGTGGACAGGGCGATGATTTGCGATCCCACCGTCGTGACCTTCTTGGTGGCCTCGTACATGAGCTGGTAGGTGCCGGTCTGCGCGGCGCGGCCCTGGGTCACAGCCTTGCCGTCGACCAGGACGCGTGTGCCAGTCTTGACGTCGGGCACCACGATGCCGCCCTCGGTCGCAGCCACGCGGGCGCGGTCCATGGTGCCGGTGAGGCGCACGGTCATGCCGTTGCCGCAGTCGATATTGAGCGGGTCCAGCGTCGTCTCGACGTCGATGTACTCGAAGCGGGGCGCGATTTCGGCGCAGTACTTGACCAGCACCACCAGGGCGATGCGCTCGGCCTCATCGATGGACAGGCCGTCCTGCGCCATGTCGACGTCCTGGGCAGGGTTGCGCAGCTCGTCGACCAGGACGCCGGCGGCATCGTCGGGCGTGCAGTCCGTGCCGTCCAGGCGGGCGCGGTCGAACGCGGCCGTGCCGGCGTGCACGGCGGTGCCCAGCAGCGCGCGCACGCCGGCGGGCTTCTTCATGCCCAGGATGTGCGTGCCTTCCCAGGCGTGCGCGCAGTCGAACAGGCGGCCCCAGCTGGAGGCACGGACGGTGAAAATCTTGGGTTCCATGTCAGCAGCTCCGTTCAGCGGGAGGCGTGGCGTTCGGCGCCGGCCTGGTGGTGGCGCGGGGCGTCGAGCGTGGGGCCCAGCACGCCCGTCATGGCGGCCAGGAAGATCACGCCGCCGACGATGCCGGCTGCGTAGGAAGCCGCGTCCAGGTCGCGGCCCGCGCGGCGCGCGCGGCGCCAGACGATGCGGAGACGGCGGATCATTGGTCACCTCGCGCCGCCAGCATGGCGTCGGCGAACTCATAGGCCATGGAGGCCGCCCATTCCGCGTATCCTTCCCCGCGGTCGCCCTTGTGAAACTTGCGGCCAGCCAGACCGGAAAGGGCCTTGGCGGCGAAGTAGTCGCGCAGGGTCATGCCCTCGTAGTTCTTGCTGACGCTGCTGGTGCGGCTGAGGGGGAAGGCCGCGCCGCCGTCGTTGATTGCGGTCATGCTTCCCTCGCGTAGTCGGTGTCGGGCACGATCACAACGTCGCCATGGATGGGGCGCGGCTCACCGCGTGCTGCCTGGTACAGATGGGACGCCGCGGCGTTCACCGGCAGGCCCTTGGCGTCGGCCGACTGGTCGATGAGCATGGCGTGCTGGCGCTGGCCGAGGCTGACAATCTCGAGGGCGTCGGCGCCGATGAGCTGGCGGACGTCGATCAGCGCGTGCGGGCCGTGCAATTCGGTGTCCGTGCCGTCGGCGCGGACCAGCTTGCGGGTGGGCTTCATTGGCGGGGCTCCAGGGGCAGGCGCTGCCCTGCGCGGATCTGGCGGCTGGGCAGGCAGGTAAAGACGGTGGTGATGTTTCGGGGGAAGATCGCGCGGACGCGCTCGCATTCCGCAGCGGTTTCGAACCGCTCGATGCGCATGACTGGCGGGCGGTCGTGGCCGGCCGGCAAGAAGGCGAACAGCACCCAGATGGTGGCGGCGGTCATTGGCGGGCCTCGCGTGCGAGGCGGCAGACTTCGCCGGCGCGGAAGGCCTGCTGCTCGTTGAATATGCCGAAATGGCAGATGGACGGCGAAATGGCCAGGGCGCGCGCGAGCCAGGCATAGGCGGCGCTCTGCTTGCCTGCATACCGTTCGCCGACCAGCGCCAGGAAATCGGCCTTGGCGACCTTGCGCGCCTGGATAGTCGCCTTGGTGGCCATGATGCCCAGCGGCAGATCCGTGTCCGGGTGCAGGCCCACGTAGGCGCCGCATTGGCTGCAGAGATAGGCGAAAGGCCAGGGGCCGTATTCGCGGCCGTATATCTCCGCGTTCGAAATGAGGCGCACCTGGCCGCCGCAGCAGTGGCACGCCTTGGGCGGTTCGATGCGATCGCGCACGCGCGCCAGCGCGCGCCGCGAAACGTAGGGGAGGGGGGCGGGCGCGGTCAGCTGGGTCTTGCTCCGGCTGCGCGGGTCGACGCCAAGGACTTGGATCGTCATACGGTCGGGCTCCAGGGATCGGTGCGGCGCAGGACGGCCGCGATGAAGTCGATCGCGCGCGCCATGACATAGGCGACGGGAACGAGGATCAGGGCGCCGGTCACGGTTGCACCCCGCGGGCCAGGATCTGCCGGGCGCGTTTGACCAGTTCGGCCTGCAGCTGCTGAACGCCCTCGGCGCCGGCGCGCTGATCGAAGGGCCATTTGCTGATCGCGGCCAGCACCACGCCGCCGGCGGCCTTCGCGGCCAGGTCGCACTGAAACGTTTCCGCCCACCACTCCAAGGACGCGCCGAAGGCGGTAGCGGCGCGGCCGGCGAACAGGTCGCAAAGGACGCTGAGAACGTCGGCGTCGGAGAGCTTCGGCGGCTCAAGGTGGACCAGCGAGTAGCTGTCGGCGTTTGCCGCCTGGCTGATGGCGGCGGGTGCCGCGTGCGTGGAAAGCATGGCTTCCTCTCGTCTTTGATGACCCACAAATGGGTCGACGAAAGGAAATTTACAGACCAAAAACGGGTTAGTCAACCCATAAACGGGTTGTTCGGACGAAAAAATTCCCCGCTTGTGGCGGGGCGGGTGGCGCTACTCGCCCATGCGCTTCTTGTGCTCGCGCTCGCATTCTTCAAGTAGCACGCGCACCCCCAATTCGGTTTTCGCAGTCAATGCCGCTTCTTTTCGACAGGCGGATCTAACATCCTCGCTCTGTTCTCTGCGCTTTTTTGCTGCGGGGCTTTCTGAGTCTGAAAGGCGAAAGGCGGGGCCGATCGGCTGCGGCGCACCTGCCTGAGTCGACTTGGGCGTGTCGACAAACTCAATCCCTGTGGCAAATCCGTAGGGGCACACGGTCAGGCCAGCACCGGCAACAACAGCCGGCATAACGGTACGGGCCAGCAAGGCGGGCAAGTTCACCGTGTCGCGCATTGAGTTATCCCTTGCCATGTGACACATCGCGTGGTGGCGGGCCGAGATGCCAACTCGCGGTCCGCGACCTCGGCCCTCCAGGCAATCTCGCTCGCGCGTAACCGGCTTTCCGCTTCAATCCGGTCGATCTTGCCCGCTTGCAAGGCTTCAAGCGTCGTGATGTCTGAACTGGCCCACCTCATCCCGGCTACGTCGGACACCGAAATGGGCTCCTTGGCGAGCAGAGCGTACATTTCCTTCAGCATGTCGACTCGGGACAATTCGCCGCGGGCCTCCCGGGTGCCGGCAGCCTGTCGCCATTCTGTGAATGCTGCTTGCTTTTGGTCGGCGGCGGAAGGGCTGGACGAGCAGCCCGAAAGGGCCGCTACGAAAAGCGACGCGAAGAAAGTGACTATTAATCTGCTCATATTTGGTCCATTTTTGTTTCAAGGGGGCCAAATTTTTTTTCCATCCGACCAGACCAGCCGAATGCTAGGACGAACTAGCCCTCTTGGTTGTGGAACTTTTGACGGCAGGCTGCTGCACTTGCAGATACTTCTTGGCGTCGGCCAGCAGCAGAGCGCGGTACACGTCGTCAAGCTGGTTGAACAATGCGAGCAGCTCCGATTCCGCAGTAGTCAGCGAAGTGGGGCCGGCTTCCGCTGGGGTGCTACCGGCAAGCCGTGGTTTGTGCATCGCCGAGACGTCAGGGATCAAGAATTGCCAGGCTTCTAAGCCAAACGCGCGCGCGACTTCCTCGACGTTGTCGATGCCCGCACTGATTTCCGCGTTGCGCATGCGCCCAATGGTCGACTTCGTGACGCGCCGAGAAAGCCGGCTCTCCAGCGTGACGTTGGAAAGGCCTGCCTCGCTCATGAGTCGGTCCAAGTTCGCGCCGACAACCTCCGCAGCTGATTTTTTACCCATAAATGGAACTATGCCAAGCCTCGCAACCATTATGCGGGTTGACGTCAACCCAAATATGGGTTGAAAATGCGGCGCATGAACGAGCCCACATTTCTTTCATCTGTCCTCGCGCGCCTGAGCGCTGTTCGATTTCCCGACCTTCCCGCTGTTGCGGAAGGGTCTGGTGTGCCGGAAAGCACGGTGCGAAAGCTGCGCTACGGAGAGGTGAAAAATCCCCGCGTGCAGACCGTCCAGGCGCTTCACGACTATTTCGAGCGGAAGGCCGCATCGGCCCAGGCCGAACCGCCCGGCGTAGATGGGCCCGCCGGAGATGGCGGCGCCACCCTGGCCGAGGGGGTGGAGCATCGGCGGGGCGCAGCATGATGGGATCACGTGCGCCAATCGCTCGCCGCGCGCGAGTACTGAATGGGCGGATCGTCCGCAAATCGGTACTTCTGTGTGCACGCCGGGCAATGGGCAAGGCGCTTGGACTTGGCGTAGAACTGGAGTATCGACTTCATCTGCTTGTTGTCCAGGCACCCGGGACAAAGGTAATGCATGGGCTCTCCGTTCTGGCACGACTCTTTAAGGCGAAGGGCGAGCGTTCCGGGATAGTCCTCGACCAGCTCATAGCGCTCTCGGTCTGCAATGCGCTTTTCAAGGTCGCGGGTCTGGTCTTCAAGTTCGTGTATGCGAGTCAGCAGCGCGCGCTCGCTCTTGGCGCGCTCCGCATCCTTTTCCTGCACCGCGATGACATGCGCCAGGGCGATCGACAGTTTCATCTGCAGTTCGTTGGTGGCCGCAATGATCTGCGCTTCGTCCTTAAGCTCTACGGCCGCCTTGTAGGCGCTGACTGCATTGGTGACCATCGAAAAGATGGCGGTGACGTCCATAAGGGTTCCCCCAACGTAGAAAAGGGTGGTGTAGGAGCCTCCGATTCTACGTTGCGTGGGAACCCCGTGAGGGGAGGGCACGATGCCTGAGCAGCCGCTGGCCGTCACTGCCACGTCGCCAGCGCGCCGCCGTCTGCTGCTGGGCCTGGCCTCGACGCCGCTCGCAATGTGCCTGCCGGACCTGCGGCCGCCCGCGCCCGTGGTGCTGGGCGTCGACGTGGCCGGCCGCGTCGACGTAACCGCCACCTGCATCCGATTTTTCGATGCCGCCGGCCGCCTGCGCGTGGTCATCGGCGCCTTTTCTTCTTCCCCTTGAGCTGACTGCATGCCGGCATTGTGCCCGCCGCAGCGCGCCAGGCCCAGCCGAGCAATATCCGATAGGTAACCCATGAGCAACCCGACCCTGCATACCCTGGAATCCCGCCCCGCCGAATCCTCTGCCGGTGGCAAGTGCACCGAACGGCTGGACGTGCCCTGCACCAGCGACCTCTACGACGCGATCGCGGCGCTGGCCACGATGAGCGGCAAGACCAAAGCCGAGTACGCGCGCGCCGTGCTGGAGCAGCATGCTTTCGGCGCGATCGGGTACGTGCGCGCACGCGCCAACACGGTCGCATGACGCCATGGCCAAATCGAGAATCAACCATTTCGGCGTCTTTTCCGGGTCGGGCATCGGCGCGGCCGGCATGCAGGACGCAAAGCCCGCCATTCCTGGCCTTGAGGGCGAGATGGTCTGCCTGGGCGGGATCGACGTGGATCCGGCCGGCGCGGCGGACTTCGAGAAATTCACGGGCGTGCGCTGCACGGTGCGGGATATGTTCAGCCGCAACCAGTACATCGCATTCCATGGCCATGAGCCGCCGGCGGGTTGGGTCGAGGCCTTGCCGGCTGACGTCCGCGCCGCTGCTGGTGGCCTGCGGCCGCACATCCTGTTTCTGTCGGCGCCGTGCAAGGGTTTTTCGGGGCTGCTGTCTCACGCGCGCAGCCTGACCGCCAAGTACCAGGCGCTGAACGAACTGACGCTGCGCGGCATCTGGCTGTGCCTGGAGGCCTGGAAGGACGACCCGGTCGAGGTCATCCTGTTCGAGAACGTGCCGCGTATCGCCACGCGCGGGCGCCACTTCCTCGATCAGATCGTCCAGCTGCTGCGCCACTATGGCTACGTCGTGCGCGAAACCGCCCACGACTGCGGCGAGCTGGGCGGCCTGGCCCAAAGCCGCAAGCGCTTCCTGCTGATCGCGCGCCACGCCGAGAAGGTGCCGGCGTTCATCTACGAGCCGCCGAAGCGCCCGCTGCGCGCCGTGGGCGAGATCCTGGGCCGCATGCACCTGCCGGGCGACTTGCGCGCCGGCCCAATGCACCGCATCCCGAACCTGAGCTGGAAAACCTGGGTGCGGCTGGCGTTCGTGGAAGCCGGCAGCGACTGGCGCAGCCTGAACCGCCTGGCCGTGCAGGACGACTACCTGCGGGACTTCCTGCTGGTGCCGGAGATGCGCCGATGCGCCCTGGGCGTGCATTCGATGCAAGACAGCACCGGCGTGGTGGCTGGACGCAGCCATCCGCTGAATGGCGCCTTCTCGGTGGCCGATCCGCGTTTCGATCCGTCAGCGGCGTGGAAGGACGGCCAGGCCTACGGCGTGCGCCGCTGGGATGCGTCGACCGGTGCGATCGCCGGCCAACAAGGTCCGGGGCAGGGCGCTTACAGCGTCGCTGACCCGCGCCACCACGGCCCGGCCAAGCACAGCAACGAGTTCCGCATCATCCGCTATGACGCCGCGGCGCGCGCCGTCACAGGCGCCCACGGCACCGGGCAATGCGTGGCGGACCCGCGCGGCTCGGAGGGGCACAGCAAATATGCGGTCACCGGGTGGGACGGCGTCAGCAGGACTGTCATTTCCGGCAGCACCACCGGCCAGGGAGCCTTTGCGGTCGCGGATCCGCGGCCCGGCTTGGCCCGCGAGCGTGGCGACCATTACCTAACCGCTGGGCATTACGGCGTGGCCGCCTGGGACAAGCACGTCGGCGCCGTGTCGGCGTCGGCATGCCACGACAACGGCTCATGGTCGATCGCGGACCCGCGATATGTTCCGGCTGGCGCTGCGGCACACGGGGGCGAATGGAACGCTGGAACACATTCTGGCGGCGATGTTCCAGGACATGTTCCAGTACTGCCCGCGGCGAACGACAAGCTGGTGTGCCGCATCGTCGCCGAGGATGGCACCTGGCACCGGCCGTTCACAACGCTCGAGCTGGCGGCCCTGCAGAGCATCTACGACCCCGACGACTACGCCGAGGCCGAGGAGCGCGGCGAGGTGTTCCTGATGGACGGCACTTCCGACAGCGCCCACCGGGAGCGCATCGGCAACGCCGTGCCGCGCAAGGCGGCCAAGGCCATGGCCGAGGAAATCGGCCGGGCCATCCTGCTGTCGCGCGCCGGCGAGTCATTCCAACTGTCGAGTACCCCCATCTGGGTGCGGCCGATTGCGACGGCGCTGGCCGTGCGGGGCGGGGAGGGCGCATGACTCTGTCGATCATCCAACCGAAGCGCCCCAAAGGGGCTGGCTGGACGGAGGTGCCCCGCAACGCCATCCCGGCGCAGATCCTGGCATTTGGCTTTCCCATCGCCGCCTGGTTGCATGAGGCCAGCGGCCTTTATGTGCTGTCCGCCGTCGAGGTGGCTGTCCCCGAACCCGGCGAGCCCGAGCTGGGGCCCGAATACCACCTGAGCGTCAGCCTCAGCGGCGAGCGTTGCTCCGCCGCGGATGCGGCCTGGGTGCTGGACGAGTTCGATCTGATCGACGCGAAAGAGGACAACCACGTTCCTTCTGGCCGCGTGCGAAATTTCTGGCGGCCTGTCGCTGATCGCTGGGCGGGCTACGAATGTCCGTGCCAGGAGAACGAGCCGGCCATGCGCGAGGACAAGGGCGATTTCGTCTGGCGCGGGGTGACGACATGACCTGGTCAGAGCATGCCATCGCCCGTGCGCTGGTGCGGCAGACGTTCAACCGCAAGTACCTGGTGGTGGTGCCGAACTGCAATTGGACCGGGCACGAATGCGACCTGCTGGTGGTGACGGAGAACCTGCGCATCATCGACGTCGAAATCAAGATCAGCCGGGCTGACCTGAAAGCTGACGCCAAGAAGGAAAAGTGGTGGCGCCGCGAACACCTCGGCTACTGGCCCACCGTGTCGGAGCTGCGCCATAACACGCGGATGAACGAGCTGCGTCTCGAACGCGAGTACCGGCGCGCCCGCTACAAGAGCACACCGAAGGACTGGCCGCGCAAGGTCTGGAAGCACTACTACGCGCTGCCCAAGGAGATCTGGACCCCGGATCTGTTGGCGGCGCTTCCGAGCGCCAAGAGCGGCGTCCTGCTGCTGGACCGCGAGGGCTACCCGCGTCCAGTCGGTCAAGCCATGCGCGTGGAGTGCGTGCGCCGCGCCGCGCCCAATCGCGATGCCCAACCCATCAGCCCGGCGGCGGCGGTCGATATCGCGCGCCTGGCCAGCCTGCGGATGTGGGATGCCTATGCGCGCCTCGAGAAACGGGAGGCCTCATGACAAAGCCCAGGCCCTATCCGGCGGACACGCGCGCCAAGGGCTGGCGGTTCGAGCTGGACCACGAACGGATCCGCCAGTCGGACACCTGGGCCCTTGCGGCGCCCGAGATCCGCCCGTGGCTGCTCATGCTGTGGATGACTGCCTGGGAGCAAACACCCTGCGGCAGCCTGCCTCAAGACGATGAATTGATCGCGGCGCGCATCGGCATGCCCCTGGACCAATTCCAGTCCTGCAAGGCGCGCCTCATGCGCGGCTGGTGGCTGGCGGACGATGGCCGGCTGTACCACGACACGCTGGCCGAACGTGTGCTGGAAATGATTGAGCGCCGCGATGGCGAACGCAACCGCAAGGCCGAATACCGCGAGAGAAAGAAGGCCGAGCGCGCCGCGGCCCAGAACGGAAACAGTCCCGGATCGTCCGGTGGTAGTCCTGATTTGTCCCACGGGACAGGCGCGGGACGCCCGGGGGATTCCGGCGGGAGTGACGCTACCGGAACCGGAACCGGAACCGGAACCGGAACCAGTAATAAAAAAGATATAGCAGCGGCGGCTTTACATTCTCCCGCGCGCGAACCAGCGGACGACCTGCCGCCGCCGCTGGTGCTGGAGGGCAAGCCGCCGTCCGAACAGGCCATGGCCATCGCGGTCTGGCTGCGCCAGCAGGAAAAGGGCCGCGGCAAGCCGCCCCGCGGGGCGCAGAGCAACGACCCTCGCATCGTCCGATGGGTCCAAGCCGGCATCACCAGCCTGCAGCTGGTGGAGGCGTATGGCCTGGCCGTAGCGGACCGGGACGCGAACGGCGATGAGGGAACGATCACGGCCGGGTTTCTCGACGTCTTCGTCGACAAGGTGGTGAACCCGCCCGCGGCCGCCAGCAGGCTAGACGGCAAGCGCCCCGTTGCCGCGAAGGCGGCCGACCCGCTCGCCTGGGTGACCAGCGCCACCGGCATCACCGAGCAGGGCGCCAAGCTGGGCCTGACCCAGGGCGATGCCGAGCCGTTCTGGCAGTTCAAGGACCGCGTGATCGAGCGCGCAGGCCTGACCGACGGCGACAAAGCGCGGCTGCGCGCCGACTACGGGGTGAACCTGTGAACGCTGCCGTCCAGTGCGTCTACTGCGAGCGCTTCACGCTGCGCCACCCGCACACCGCCATGGCCGCGCAAGGCCTGGGCCGCTGCGCGCTCATGACCGACCGTCCCGGCAGCTTCGTCAGCCCGTTGTGGCGCCGCAGCTGCGCGACCTACCAACCCGCGCCGGCGGCCAAGGCCGAAGCGCGCATCGAATGGCTGCGCGACCTGCGCAGCGAGGGAGTTTGATGTCGAACCAGATCACCTTCCACGTGCCCGGTCTGCCCAAGGGGAAGGGCCGCGCGAAGTCCAGCTCGCGCATCGGCCGTGATCCCAAGACCGGCGCGGCGCGCGTGTTCACGCGCCACTACACGCCCGAGGCGACCGTAGCTTACGAAAGCCTGGTCAGGCTCGTCGCGGCGAAGGCCATGGCGGGCCGTCCGCCCTATACCGGGGCAATACGGATGCGGTTGCATATCGTGCTCCCAATCCCGCAATCCTGGTCCGGCGTGCGCCAGCGCCGCGCCGCGGGCGGTCTGATCGCACCGACAGTGAAGCCGGATAGCGACAACGTCGAGAAGGCCATCAAGGACGGCTGCAACGGCGTTGTGTACCGCGATGACGTCCAGGTCGTCGATGACGGCAAAACCAAAGTCTACGGCGCCGAGCTGGGCGTCACGGTGGAGGTGACCTTCCTCGACCATTTGGAACCGGCCCAAGGAGTGAAGAGGGCTGCGCTGAACGCTAGCCTTCTTGGCGTGGAGGCGCAGGCATGAGCAACCGCGATCGCGACCTCGAAATCACCCGCCGGCGCGAGGCCGGCGAATCGTCGACCGAGTTGGCGCGCGCCTACGGCATCTCGCCAGAACGCGTGTGGCAGATCGTCACAGCCGTCCAGCGCCACCAGCGTGGCGAGCCGCCCAAGCAGCGCCGCCGATACCCGGCCAGCGCCGCGGCACCTGCGCTGCCCGTGGTGCGGCCGCGGCTGCGCCTTTGGCCCGATCGCCCGGCCGGCTCGGAGTGGTACGAGTGCGTCAGCGCCGGCCGCATGGGGGTGGGAGCCACGAAACTGGAAGCCTATGCGCGCTGGCAATCTGCGGGGTCCGTCGCCACCAGTACCACCGACGCCAGCACCCCGACCCGCACGGCCGACTGCGTCCCGGTAGAGCGGCAGCCGGAACCGACACCGACGCCGCTCGCGCTCACGCCGGTTCACGCCAGCCAGGTGCAAGTGCTGCCCGGCGTCACCACTCGCAAGCCCCTGCGCATGACCGCGATGCTGGGCCTGAACGCCGAACGCATCGGCGCCCAGCCGCCCATGCACTCGATGCACGGCGGTAGCCGCGCGCGCTCCGGTGGGTTCCATGACCAGGAATGACCAGCTGGCCGGGGAGGCCGGCGCACAGAATTTTCACGATTGCCAGGAGCGCACAGTGTCCGAACCGCTTTTCAAGGGTGCCCACCAGGCGCTCACCTACGCCTTCAACTACTCCGCCGGCACCCTGGACCGGCCGGCCATGGTGAAAATGGCTGATCGCACGCCGCGCACCGGCCGCGGCCTGGCCGGCGTCGACGGCGCAGCCCAGGCCGGATTCATCCTGCGCGAGCTGCAGGCGCTGGCGCCGCTGCACCAGCGCATCCTCGAGGCCCGGTTTCTGCCGCAGACGACGCCGTGTCCGTGCTGCCGTAGCAGCGTGTGGGACCAGGACTGGTTTGCCGCGGTGCGCGCCGTGTCCGACGGCGTCATGGCCAGCGGCATCCTGTCCGGGCACGTCGTGCACCGCGCCGTCCGCGACGGCATCGTCGCGCGCTACTTCGCCGCCAAGGCCAACCGCAGCCGGGTCATGCTGTCCGACCTGGCCGTGCACGCCGGCATCAGCGATCGCACCGTCACGGATCAGAACGGAAAAATCACCATCTGGCTGCGCGGCTCGCGCGTAGTGCGCAAGGGCGCCGGCGTGGTCGAGGAAGGGAAGAAGGGCGAGGAGGCCCGCGCCATGGACCTGGCTGAATCCCTGCTGCGCGGTGCGGGCATCGTAGGGGAGTTGGAGCCTGCTGGTTGACATTTGCGGATTGCACCCGCAAAATCGGCCTCATTCTGTCACTGGTCATCAGTGCGCGTAGAAACCCGGCCGGGAATCCGAGCGGGGTTTTTTCATGAGAGTGCTTGAGCAAGCTTGAAGCAGGCGACCCCTGTAGCACCGATGGCGAGGAGGACTGGCACAACGATTTCGAGCACAGTCCACGAGACGCGTAGCATGTTGCGGAACGTCCGTACCGCGAGCCAAGCTGTACTTAACCGACTGATCCTAAACCACGCCGATCCGTCGCGTGCATAGGTCACTTTGACCGGATGACCGTCTATTTGGCCATCGTCACCTGACCAGCCGATCGCCACATTTCCAGTTCGCCACGTTGTAAAGGAGTATCTGCCGATGAGGCCCGGGCGAGCCGATGGCGCTGGGGGTTGCGAAATGTTGAAGATAACGCGCGGCAATATCTTTCTGCGCTCTCGATGCTTGAATGCGTTTTCTATTGTGGTCATTGATAGCTTTTGATAGATCTCCGTTCCCTGCTTCTTCCATTCGGAGGCAAGCTTTCGTATCGCTGGATCGTGCCAATAGCGAAGTACAAGGTAGAGCAAAGCGATCAATGTGCCCGACCAGACACGGCTCGGATCTAGCCCGTTGAGGTCGAGCCCTAGAAATTTGCTGCCGTTCAGTGGAATCTCGAGGAAGGCGACAGCAAGCACACCCGTGCTGAACACCATCAAATTGCGCCTTGTCTTCCCTAATTCGTCCGACACGTTGTGCTCCTGGCTTGGAAACTGCCAATCTTATTACGATCCGTAACATCGCCCGTTTGAAATCACCATGACCTCATCGAAGTCCAAAGCGCCCAAGCCGGCGCGGAAGTCGTCTGCGCGCTCGAAACGCACGCTGTCGACCGCCGCCCGCCGCGTGGTGTCCGCGGATAGCCCGCTGACGCCCCAGCAGCGCCGGTTTGTGGACGAGTTCGCCGCGGGTGGCTTCTTGAACCAGACGAAGGCCTACGAGGCGGCCTATCGGGCCCGCGGTGCTGCGGCCATCAGCGGCGCGTCGCGCTTGTTGAACCAGGCTAACGTCGCGGCGGCGGTGCAGGCCCTGCGCGACAAGCTGTCGGCGAAGCTGGAAGTCACCGCCCAGCGCGTCCTGGAGGAATGGGTGGCCATGGGCTTCTACGACGCGGCGGACCTGGTGGTGACGGACGAGAATGGCGTACTGCGCGATATCACCAGCCCGAAGGATCTGCGGCTGCTGCCCGAGCGCGTGCGCCGCTGCATCGTGGGCTGGAGTTGGGACCGCAACAGCAATTTCACGCTCAAGCTGGCGGCCAAGACCCCGAATCTGGAGCTGATCGGGCGCTACCTGGGCATGTTCGTGGAGCGCAAGGAGCTGCGACTGGGCGACCTGGACAAGAAGTCCGACGCCGAGCTGGATGCCGCCATCGCGCAGGCCGCCCAGGAAATCGCCCAGGCCGAAGGCATCCCGGTGGAAAAGGTTCTTGCCCAGCTGCGCGCGGGCGGCGCTGGCGCCGGGTCCACGATGCACTGATGTCCAATCCGCGCGTGATGCTGGCCAGGGCGCTGCAGGAGCGTGCGTGGCGCGCCAAGCGCAATCGGTTGAAGTACTACCGGCCGTACGAGAAACAGAGGGAGTTCCATGCACAAGGCGCCGCATACCGCGAGCGCCTTTTTTCTGCCGGCAACCAGTTGGGCAAGACGTTCTCGGGCGCCTACGAGACGGCCATGCACCTGACCGGGCGCTACCCGGAATGGTGGGAAGGCAAGGTTTTCCAGAAGCCGACTGCGGGCTGGGCGGCCTCGGTGTCGTCGGCGTTGACGCGAGACGGCATGCAGCGCCTGCTGCTGGGCCGGCCTGGCGTCGACAGCGAACGCGGGACGGGCGCCATCCCCGGCGACGCCATCAAGGAGGTGGCGCCGCTGGCCGGCGTGCCGGGCGCGGTGTCCATGATCGTGGTGCGCCATGGTGGTGGCGGCGACGTCCAGGCCGGCGAGAGCGTGCTGGGCTTTCGCAACTACGAGCAGGGCCGGGAGAAGTTCCAGGCCGAAACCCTGGATTTCGTCTGGCTGGACGAGGAGCCGCCCCACGACATCTACATGGAGGCGATCACCCGCACCAACACGACGCTGGGCCCGGTGTATCTGACCTTCACGCCCCTGATGGGCATGTCGGCGACGGTCAAGCGGTTCCTGATCGACAAGCACGCCGGCACCGTGGTGGTGTTCATGGGCATCTACGATGCCGAGCACTACACCCGCGAGCAGGCCGACGCGATCCTGGCCAGCTACCCGGACCACGAGCGCGAGGCGCGCGCCTACGGCAAGCCGGTGCTGGGCTCCGGCGCGGTGTTCCCGGTGCCGGAATCCAGCATCGTGGTGCCGCCGTTCAACATCCCTGACAGCTGGCCGCGCATCTGCGGCCTGGACCTGGGATGGGACCACCCGACGGCGGCGGCCTGGCTGGCGCACAACCAGGACGCCGACATCGTCTACGTGTACGACGTCTACGCGGCCAAGAAGCAACCGGTTTCCGTGCACGCCAGCGCCATCAAGGGCCGCGGCAGCTGGATCCCCGTGGCCTGGCCGCACGACGCCCTGCAGGCGCAGAAGGACACCGGCACGCCGATGCGGGACGCCTACCTGGCCGAGGGCGTGTCCATGCTGCCGGAGCGCACGCAGTTCGAGGATGGCTCGAATGGCGTCGAAGCCGGCATCCAGATCATGCTCAACCGCATGGTCACCGGCCGATTCAAGGTTTTTTCTCACCTGGAACTCTGGCTTTCCGAGTACCGCACCTACCACCGCAAGGACGGCGCCATCGTGAAGATCGATGACGACGTCATTTCCGCATCGCGCTACGGCGTGATGTCCCTTCGCTACGCGGTTAACAACGCACCGATCAACTTCAAACGACACCGGGAAAACTGGCGCGCATGAACACTTCCGTAACCGGCTTCCGCCTCCTCGATGGCAGCGACAGCGCGACCGCGCACGCCCGCGATCAGGCGTCGGCCGACGCCGGCGCGCTGTCCGTGTCCCAGCTCGAGCGCTGGCTGGACGAGATCCGCAACCAGCCGACCTGGCGCCGCGAGGCGGACAAGGCTTGCGACTACTACGACGGCAACCAACTGGACGCCGAGACGCTGGCCCGCCTGGAAGCCAAAGGCCTGGGGCCGCTGGTCACCAACCTGATCCAGCCGACGGTCAACGCCGTGCTGGGCATGGAGGCCAAGACCCGTACCGACTGGCGCGTTTGTGGCGATGACGACCAGTACCAGGACGTGGCCGAGGCGCTGTCGGCCAAGATGCACGAGACCGAGCGCGAGGCCCAGGCGGATACCGCCACGTCGGACGCCTACGCGAGCCAGATAAAGGCCGGTTTCGGGGTGGTGGAGGTTTCGCGCAACAGCAACCCCTTCAACTACCCCTACCGCGTCACCAGCGTTCCCCGCTCCGAGATCTATTGGGACTGGCGCAGCCGCGCCCTGGACTGGAGCGATGCCCGCTACGTGGTGCGCAAGAAGCGCTACGACGCCGACCACATCGCGGCTTTTTTCCCCGAGCACAGGGAGATGATCCTGGCCGCGGCCAGCTGGCGCGACTGGGCGGACTACCTGACGACCGAAGCCCGCATGTCGGCGGACTTCTTCAATGACATCGGGCAGGGCACTCGCACCACCTGGGACGACCTGGACTGGCGCGACATCGAGCGCAGGGTGGTGACGTGCTTCGAAGTCTGGTATCGGGTCTGGGTTCGCGGCCTGGTGCTGGCGCTGCCCGGCGGGCGCACCCTGGAATTCAACGAGCAGAACCAGGTGCACCGCGCGCTGGTCGCCGCCGGAGCCGTCCAGCCCAAGCTCGCCGTCTACGACAAGATTCGCTGCGCCTTCCACATCGGCCCGATTCGGGTTAAGGACCGCGCCACGAACCGCCGGCGCTTCCCGTACATCCCTTTCTTCGGCTACCGCGAGGATCTGACCGGCGTGCCCTATGGGATCATCCGGGCCATGCTGTCCCCGCAGGACGAGGTGAACGCCCGCGCGGCGCGCATGATGTGGCTGATGAACAGCCGGCGCACCTTCATCGACTCGGACGCCCTGGACGAGAAATACAACACGATGAGCGACGTCAGCCGGGAGATCGGTCAATCGGACGCTTTCATCGTAACGAGCCCGAAGGCGCTGCGCCCTGGCGCCAATATCCGGGTCGAATCGAATTTCGACCTGTCCCAGCAGCAGTTCCAGGTCATGCAGGAGCGCAAGCAAGCCATCCAGGAGGCGGCCGGCGTGTACGCCGCCATGATGGGCCAGCAATCCAATGCCAGTTCCGGCCTGGCCATCCAGTCGCTGGTGGAGCAGGGCGTCACCACGCTGGCCAAGATCAACGACAACTACCGGGTCGCGCGCCGCGGCGTCGGCAATGCGCTGCTGGACCTCATCAAAGAGGACATGACCGACCAGGCCGAGATCCTGGTGGACAACGGCACGGTCAAGCGCAAGGTGGTGGTGAACATCCCCCGCAAGGATCCTGTCACGGGCCAGGCCTACAAGGAGAACGACGTCCAGACGGCACCGGTCAAGGTGGCGCTGTCCGACGTCCCCAGCACGCCTACCTACCGCGCCCAGCAGTTCGCCGCCTTCTCCGAAATCCTCAAGTCCATGCCGCCCAACATGCAGGCATTGCTGATCCCCTTCGCGCTGGAAATGTCCGACTTCGGCAAGCGCAAGGAAATGGCGGCGTTCCTACGGGCACAGCTGGGCATCCAGGCCGACCCGAATTCACCCGAGGCCCAGGCCGCCAAGCAGCAGGCCGACCAGGCCGCGCAGGCCCAGATGCAGACCGCCATGCAGGACGCCCAGTCGAAGATCGCCGAGCGCGAGGCCAAGACGCAGAAGCTGCTGGCCGAGGCCGAGCGCATCCGCGCCGAGGCGGCCGGCGCTGGCGACGCTGACACCGTCGGCCAGGTCGATGGCGCCCTGGCGCGGTACGAGGAAGAAATGCAGAGGCTGCGCCAGCAGCTGGCCGATCGCGCCACCGAATGGCAGACCCGCCTGCAGCAGACCGAGATGCACGAGGAGGCCGAGACGGTGCGCGCGCGCATTCGCGCCGAAGCGCAGACCGGCGGCGCCAAGCTGCAGGAGCGGTTCCAGCAGCTGACGGACGAGGTCGACCAGGTGCTGGCGCGCCTAGGCACCCGCCAAGCCACGGCCGCGTAGCGCGCCGACACAGATTCCCCGCCCTGGGATACGGGCAACCACTGGCCCCCGCCGAGAAATCGTCGGGGGCTTTTTCGTTTTCAACCCCCCCGGACCTATCCGAGAACTAGGAGCAGGAAGATATGACCACGGACACCACGACGGGCAACCCCATCGAAAACCTCGATGACGTCTTGCGCGACCCCCTCAATTATTCGGATGAAGCGCTGGCCGCGCTGGCAGGTGAGCAGGATGACACCCCCAGCGCGGGCGGGCAGCCGAACGCCGATGACGCCGCGGCCACCGCCGCCGGCGTCAAACCCCAGGGCGATACCAGCGGTGCAACGCCCGGCACCGATGAGGGCGGCAAGCAGCCGGGGGCCACGGCCACCGCTGGCGAGCAGGAAGGCGAAGCCGTTGTGTTGGCGAGGGACGGCAAGAACGTCATTCCCTACCAGGTGCTGCAGCAGGAGCGCGAACGCGCGATCCGTGCCGAGCAGATGGTGCGGGATCTGACGACCAAGCTGGAACAGGATCAGGCTGCCGCCCAGCAGGGAAAGGCAACCAAGTCGCTCGATCTGGACCAGATCGTCGACGAGCAGCTGCTGGAGCAACTGCGCGAAGAAGCTCCCGATGTGGCGCGCCGGATGGACAACCTGATCGACCTGGCCAAGAGCCTGAGCGAACAGGTCGACGCCGGCCGGCCCGCCGCCGAGGAAGCGGAGGCCGCGCGCCGCGAACAGCAGGTGCAGGCACTGGTGACCGTCGAGGACACCATCGTGTCGATCCCCAAGCTCGCCCATCTCCGTACCACCGCCCCGGCCGAGTTCAACGAGGTCGCCGCCATCGACGCCATGCTGCGCGCCAAGCCGGCATGGCAGGACAAGCCGCTCGCCGAGCGGTTCGGTGCCGCCCTCCGTATGTACGAAGCCGAACACGGCGCGATCGAGCTACCCGACCCGGCCACCGCCGCAGCGGGTAAGCAGCCAGCCGATCCTGCCGCGCGCGTTGCCGAGGCCGTCGCTAAAGCGAAGGCCGAAGCGTCGGGGCCTTCCACGCTTTCCGATATCCCTGGCGGCCAGCCGGCCGCCACATCCGAGGCAGACGCCATCGCGGCGCTGTCGGGCAGTGCCCTGACGGACCGCTTCATGAACATGTCGCCGGATGAAATCGAAGCGCAGCTGGCGCGCCTCTCTTCGTAAATCCCACGAACTGGAGGCTTTATGTCCCAAACTACTGTTCCCGTTGGCTCGCCGCTCGCGCGCAAGATCTTCGGCGCGGCGCTGTTCGCCAACACCCAACGTCAGCCCTCGCTGATGAACAACCTGACCGGGGCGGCGCCGAAGCAATCGGCCGCCGAGGCGAAGCTGAAAGGCCAGACCAGCCCCGACATGCCGCTGGTGCGAGTCACCGACCTGACGAAGTCCCAGGGCGACCAGGTCAGCGTCGACCTGATCAACCAGACCGGCGGCAAGCCGATCATGGGCGACAAGCAGGCCGAGGGCAAAGGCGAGCGCCTGGACATGTCCAGCATGGACATCCGCATCGACCTGGCCACCAAGGTGGTGGACGCCGGCGGCAAGATGACCCAGCAGCGCACCGTGCACAACCTGCGCGGCCTGGCCATGGCGAACCTGCAGGGCTGGTTCCGCCGCTTCAACGACCAGTCCACCATCGTGCACCTGGCCGGCACCCGCGGCTCCCAGGTCGGCACCGACTGGGTGGTGCCCATGGCCAATGATCCGGATTTCGCCGAAATCATGATCAACCCGGTCAAGGCTCCGACCTACAACCGCCACTGGGTGGCTGACGGCACGTCGCTGGTGCAGGGCGGCCAGGCGCTGGGCGCGATCGATACCACCGACACCTTCAAGCTGGAACACCTGGACCACCTGGGCGCGATCATCGACGACATGGAGTTCAAGCTCCAGCCGATCAAGATCGCGGGCGACGCCGCCGCCGATGACGAGCCGCTGTACCTGCTGCTGGTGACCAACCGCATGTGGCAGAGCATTCTGACCAACACGACGGCCAACAGCCTGCAGTGGCGCACGTTCCTGCAGAACGCCTGGAACCGTGCCTCGTCGTTCACCGGACCGAAGAAGCACCCGCTGTTCACGGGCGAGGCCGGCATCTGGCACAACATCCTGGTGCGCAAGATGGACCGCGCCATCCGGCTGAACCCGGGTGATTCGGTGCGCTACTGCACCCAGGCTGGCCAGGCCACGGCCGCCGAGGCGGACGTCACCATCCCGACGCTGCAACAGGGATTCGCCGTCGATCGCGGCATGCTGCTGGGAGCCCAGGCGCTGGCGCACGTCTACGGCAAGAACCAGGGATCGGACACCTACGCCAACTGGATGGAGAACCGCTACAACTTCGAGCGCAACCTCGAAGTGGCGGGCGAAGTCATGTGCGGCAAGGCGAAGCTCCGTTTCTCGGTGCCGGACGCGCGCGGCAACAAGATCCCGACGGACCACGGCGTGATGGTGCTGGACACCGTCGTCAACCTCAACACCTGATCGGCGGCGGGCGGCCGGCTGGCCGCCTGCCCCGGTGGAACTGGAGAACTTCATGGATCGCTACTCTCCCGACTACAACGCCAAGCCCCTGCACACGCAGGCCTTCGGCAATGCCTGGGTCGAAACCTACGGCTACCGCGGCGCGGCCGGCATCGCGGACAAGGTCTACCTGGGCGTTATCCCGGCCGGCGTCGTCGTCACGGCCGTGCGCCTGGTCACCGACGCCGCTGGCGCCGGCGTCAAGGCGGACCTGGGCTTCGAGCCCTACGACGCCAGCGACGGTCCGGTCGCCGATCTGGACGCCTGGCTGGCCGGCGCCGACATCGCCGCCGCCGGCAACGTCGATTCGACCGCCCATCCCATCTTGTTCAAGCGGCCGGTCAAGCTGGTTGCCACGATCAGCGGGGCCGCCTTTACGGGCACGCCGCAGCTGACGGCCGTGGTCAACGGCCAGATGGTGGGCGTCGCCTAAGCCTTTTCGGGGCTGTCTCGCCGCATTGCGCGGCTTTCGGGGCTGGGCGGGAAACCGCCTGGCTCCACCTTTTTGGAGTTCCCTATGGAACAGGACAACCTCATCCCGATCATGTACATCGGGGCGAAGGAACAGAAGAAGGACACGGTCGCCGGCACCGGCCTGGTGTGGGAGCGCGGGCAGATTCATTTCGTGCCGCCGCTGATCGCCATCAAGCTGACGCCCCACAAGGACGTCTGGCGCGAGGCCTGGGAGGAAGCGGACGAGAACCCGGGCAACATTGGCCTGGTCGTGACCACGCAGCAGGCGGTCGGCGGCGGAAAATTGTCCGAGCAGAGCCAGGTGCCGCCTTTCAACATGCCCAACCTGCAGGGCATGAAGAAGGAAGACCTGGCGACGTTCGCCCGTGCCCAGTTCAACCATGAACTCGACGCGGCCCTCAAGAAGGACGAGATGATCCAGCAGATCGTCAGCCTGGCCAACTCGCGCGCCGCGGGCGAACCGACGTAATGGCCGCCCTCGCAGATTTCGAGCGGTTCGTGGTGCCGCTGATCGAAGGCGCGCCCACGCCGGCGGTCGAGGATGCCATCGTCGACGCAGCGATCGAATTCTGCACCCGCACCCGCGTGCTGCGCGCGTTCCTCGATCCGGTGACGTTGGTGCCTGGCGCGACCGAGTACGAGCTGGACCCGCCCGAGGCTGACACGCAGATTGTCGATGTGGTGGCGGCTTGGCTGCCCGAGGGCCCGGTGACGTCGGCCACGCGCGCCGAGCTGGAAGAGGAGTTTCCCGACGGCTGGGCTTGGCGCCAGGTCGGCAGCACCGCCGAGGTGCAGCATTTCTACTGCCGGCTGCCGGGCTTCGTGCAGTTGGTGCCGGCGGTGACGGTCAAGGCGCCGCGGGCGCTGCGGCTCGAGGTGGCCTACGCGCCTACCAGGAACGCGCGCGAGCTGCACGACGTGCTGCTGAATCGCTACGCCGAGAAGTTGGCCAACGGCGCGCTGGCGCGCCTGCACCAGCATAAGGCGGGCTATGCGGATCCTGGCCGCGCCGGGGGCTACCAGACGGAGTTCGACCGGGATTGCAACACGCTGGCCGATGATGGCGCCCGCGGCTTTGCAAAGCGCCGGATGCGCACTGGCGGGGACGAATTCAAATGAAAGTCGGCGAAGTCATTACCCGCGCGCGCACCATTCTGCAGGACGACGGCGCCGTCTACTGGGACGACACCGAGCTGCCCATGTGGTTGAGCGACGGCCGCCTGGAGGCGTACCGCCTGCGGCCCGACCTGTACGAGGTGTCTGAGGATTTCGCCTGCGCCGAAGGGGCGCGCCAGGCTCTGCCGGGAGGCGCCCGCATGCTGTTCGACGTGCCGCGCAATGTCTCGGCGTCGCGCCAGCGCGCCATTACGGTGGCCGACCCTGCGGCGCTGGGTCGCGTGCGCCCGAATTGGCGCAGCCAGTCCAAGGCGCAGGAGATCCGCCACTTCCTGTACGACGAGCGCAGCCCCGGCCAGTTCGACGTGTATCCGCCCGCGCGAGCCGGGGTGGTGATCGAGCTGTCCTACGCGAAGCCGCCGGAGGCGGTCACGAAGGACGACGGCGACAAGGAGCTGGCCGAGGAGGGCGCCTACGCGCCGGCGCTGGTGGACTACATCCTCTACCGCGCCTTCCTCAAAGAGGCCGACACGGTGCCTGCGTTCCACCAGCGCGCCGCCCAGCACCTGGCGGCATGCCAGTCCACCCTGACCAGCGACGTCACCGCCAAGGCGATGACCAGCCCCAACGAGCAGAAATAACGCATGGCAACCGACAAAATTCGCCTGGTGCAGGGAGACACCGCGCCCCAGCTGCAGCTGTCGCTGACGGACCAGCGCACGCGGCGCCCGCTGGATCTGTCCGCGCCTGGCACCACCGCCCGGCTGCTGTTCCGCGAGGTGGGGGCTGATGCCGTCAAGGCCACGATGCCGTGCTTTGCCATCGCGGGCTACGTCGACCCTGAGACGGGCGACGTCGATTACCGCCCGCCCTATGACGTGGCCGGCCGTGGTGGCCGCTTGGCCATGGATTGGTCGGCCGACGCTCTGGATACGGCTGGGGAATTCGAGGGAGAGGTCGAGGTGACCTTTCCCGATGGCCGCATCCAGACGGCGTTCGCCATTCTGAAATTCCAGGTGCGGGAGCAGTTCTAGCATGACCGGCGCCGTACACCTGGAGTACGAAATTGTCGCCGCCACGGTCGACGCCTCCGGCACCCTGGTGGCGCGCGTGGATGCCGTGGCGGACCCCCTGGGCCTGAATCCCATCCTGGCGGACCTCGGCCTGGCCGTGGATTACTTCCGCCTGGTGCGGATCCTGAACCGCCATGACCTGGCGGCGGCCGTCGATTGGCGCGCCGTCGCCGTAGTGGGCCAACGCCGCGATGGCGCGACCGCCTCTGACGTGATCGGCGCCGGCGTTGCCTTCGGCCGGGCCGACGTTGCTGGCGCGCTGGACCGGTTTGCCCTTGCGTACGCGCGGCTGTCGGCCGGCACCGCAGTGGATTGGGCCCGGCAGCAGGTGCGCTCCATTCGATTCGACGCCGCGGTGGCGGTCGACGTCGTCGCGCTGGCGGTGGCCCGCGAGCGCCGTGATGCAGCCGCGTCGCATGACTTCGGCCGTGTGGTGCTGGAGAACTACGCCCTGGACTATGCCGACGACTACGTCGGCGACGCCACTTCCTTCTGAAAGGACTTTCCCATGAGCAACATGTTGAACAGCTCCGGCGCCCTGAACCGGGGTGACCTGGAAATCATCGTCCACCGTGGGCGCACCGGGCAAATCGAGCGCTTCGTCATCAAGAACTTGTTCACCGATGACGGCCTGGCCTATCTGGCCGCCCGCGCCGCTGGCGAGGCGGTGGGGGTGATTTCCCATATGGCGCTGGGCACCGGCACGACGCCGGCGGCGGGTGCCGACAAGACCCTGGAGGTGGAAATCGCAGGCAGCCGTGTGCCGGTCACCATCTCCGGCACCGGCGCGCAGCGGCTTTATACGGCCACCTTCGGCGAGGGCGTAGGGTCGGGGCCGGTTACCGAGGCCGGCCTGTTCAATGCGGCCACGGCCGGCACGATGACGAATCGCTCTGTGTTCGGCGTCAAGAACAAGGAACCCGAAGACGTGTTCACCATAAACTGGACGCTGGCCCAGCAGCGCGGGTAAGCCATGGCCCGATTGCTCACCTTGCGGCGCAACCTGGCGCGCCTGCTGACCCGTGACGAGGTCGACGACAACTTCGTCAACGTCGCTTCGGACTTCTCCGGGGCCGTGGACCCTGCGACGTTGACGGGCGCCTACGTCGCCCCGTACATGCGCTGGGCGGACACCGGGACCGGCTGGCTCAAGCGCCGCAACTCGGCAAATGACGGATGGGTGTCGGAACAGCGGCTGCTGCGCCGCACTGTGCAACCGTTCAACACGAGCGAGCTGCCCACGGCTGACGGCGGGCCCATCTATGTCAACGGGCAAGGCATGGCCGAGTTCGACGCCGCGGCGGGCAAATACCGCGTTGTCTCGCCGGTGCCGGTGGGGGCGGTGGCCTGGTGGCCGCTGCGCTTGTCCATCCCGGCAGGCCGGATCCCTGCGGATGGCCAGACCATTTCGCGCGCTACCTTTCCCGACCTTGCCGCCATGGTGCTGGCCGGCACTGTGCCATTGGCCACGGAAGCCGATTGGTTGGCAGACCCACGCAACCGTGGCTGCTATACCGCCGGTGACGGTTCGACAACCATCCGAGTGCCGGATCTGAACGGCCGCTCCACCGGCTCGCTCGGGCGCGTGTTCCTCTCGGGCGACGGTACTGACTCGAATGGCGCGTGGGGTGTAATCCAGCTGGACCAGTTCCAGAAGCACCACCACTACATCAACCTCAAGACCGCGAGCGGTGGTGCCGACGTATACGGCACGGCGGCCTACGGTAACGGTACCGGATCACAGTATTCGACCTGGGGCGATGCCATCCAATTCAACCCGCAAGTTGGCCCGCCGCGTTCGGGCGACAAGACGCATCCGCAGAACGTCACAGGCGTCTGGACCATCCAGGCGTTCGGCGCCGTCACTAACCCTGGAGCCGCCGACGCTGCACAGCTAGCGGGCGACTATGCGGCGCTCAATGCGGCCTTTCAGACTATGCGCGGCCAAGTGTTTGGTTTCAATCAGACATGGCAGAACGTCACTGCTTCGCGGTCTTTGGGTGTGATCTATACGAACACGACGGGGCGGCCAATCCTCGTCCAGGTGTATACCACTTCGACAGCAGCAGCGGGCTACTTGTTCTTTGCCATCGACGAAACCCCGGCCGGCTTGGTCTATTACCCGAATAGCGCGGCGAATTTGCCTGGCTGCATCCTGGTCCCAGCAGGTTCGACATATCGGGCAAGTACAACTAATGCGAGCCTGAGCGGCTGGAGGGAGTATCGATAATGCACACCTTCAAAGACACTGAAACGGGCCGCTTCTTTCAGTTTGACGACGACGTGATCGCAGATAACTCGGCAGGCCATTATGTCTTCCGTTCGCCATTTGGACTGGTCGATGCGCCGGCTACATTGGTGCCGGCCACGTTGGACGAGATGCCGGACCCGCCGTCGCATATGCCGACGAGCGTCACCGCGCTGCAGGGAATCCTGGCACTGCATGCGGTTGGCCAGCTCGAGGCCGTTGAGGCGATGTTCAACGCCCAGGACACGCCGCTGGTTCATCGCCTCGCCTTCGAGCGAGCGAAGGACTGGCAGCGCGCCAGCCCCACAGTTGCCTATATGCAAGATCGCATGGGCTGGACCGACGCCTACATCGACCAGCTTTTCGTCGACGCCGAGAAGATCATCTAGAACTACGGGCCCTGGCCTACCTCATCGGAGAAATGATGGCTGAACCTACCAGCGCGATCAGCGCAGCACTGCCCACGGCGTCGGCGCTGCTTTTCGGTGCGATGCTGCCCGGGGTGGATGGCGGCGCGCTGATCGGAGCGTTCGCCGGCGCCGCCCTTTTCATCGTGCACAGCAACGAGCTGGGCGTCGCAAAACGGCTGGTCTACGGCCTGGTGTCCTGGCTGATCGGCTACTTCGCGGCGCCGGAGCTGGGCCGTCTGATCGGCATTCAGGAAACCGTGGTGACCGGCTTCGGTGCTGCCGCGGTGGCCGTGACCGTCGCTATCACGGCGATCAAGAAGATCGAGGCGGCAGATTTCACCTTCTGGAAGCGGGGAGGCTGACATGCACCCTTGGGACTTCGGCAGTACCGTCACGGGCCACCATCTGGTGGCCCTTCTTTTTGTCGTCGCCAATTTCGCCACCGCGCTGCGCTTGGCCTGCTACCAGCGCCGCGGCGCGCGGTATCGCGTGGGCATGTCCGTGGTGGCGTACCTCATGGTGGTGCTGACTGGCGGCCAGGCGCTCGATGTGCTGGCGCGGCAGGGTGCGGTCAGCCCCTGGCAGCTGGGCCTGACACTGCTGTTGGCGTTCCTGGTGTTCCGGGCCCGCGGCAATGTTGCCAACATCGCCAAGCCGGCGCGGGCGAGGTAGCGATGCGGGAAGCGGAAAAGGCGTTCACGGGCATGCTGCCCAGAGTTGAGCCGCACCTGTTGCCGGCCGGAGCCAGCCAGGATGTGCTGAATGCCAGCCTGCAGCGCGGCTCGCTGGTGCCGTACCGGGCGCCGGCCAAAGTCGCCGACCTGGCCAAGGTCGGCACCAAGCTGGCGATCTACCGTTTCGGCCGCTCGATCGATGACGACGCGCGCTACTGGTTCCACTGGTTGAACGATACCGATGTGGCGCGCGGCGCCATTCCGGACGACGCCCAGGAGCGGACCTACTTCACCGAGGCAGGCCAGCCGCCGCGGGTGACGGATTCGACCATGGCTACAACCGGCGGCCAGATGCCGTCCGCGTGGTATCGGCTGGGCATCCCGGCGCCGACGTCGCGGGCGACGGTAACGGTCGCCCTGCAGCCCGATCCGCCCTCCGGTCTGGAGCGCCAGTCCTGCCTGCTGGCGTACACCTTCGTGTCGGCCTGGGGCGAGGAGGGGCCGCCCAACGAGGTCAGCGACCCGTTCAATGCCGCCACCAACGACACCCTGAACGTGATCAACATGGAGGGGCCGCCGGCCGGCGAATACAACATCACGTTGAAGCGGCTCTACATCTCCACCACCGACGCCGCCGGCACGGCTGTGCTGCGCTTTTGGAAAGAGGTGCCGGCGGGCGCCGTGACCTTTTCCGACAAGGTCGACTTCACCGAGCTGGGCGAGGCGCTGCCCGAGCGCGCGCTGGTGCCGCCGCCGGCGGACCTGTTCGGCCTGATGGCGCACCCCGGCGGGTTCATGATCGGATTTTCTGGCAAGCGGGTGTACCGGTCGGAGGTGTTCAAGCCCTTCGGCTGGCCCTACTACTCGCCGGTCGCCGACGAGATCGTGGGCGGTGCCATCATGGGCCAGGCCACGGTCGTGTGCACCAAGGGCGACACCTATCTGGCGACCCAGGCGGATCCGGTCACCCTGACGCCGCTGCGTCTGGACGGCAACCAGCCGTGCGTCGCCAAGCGCACTATCCGGGCGTTCAAGGGCGGCGTGGTCTACGCATCTCCCGATGGCCTGGTCATGGTCGACCAGGCGGGCAGCGTGGGCGTGGTGACCGAGGAGCTGCTGACCCGGGCGCAGTGGCAGGCCTACCGGCCGGCCTCGATGCATGCCAGCGTGCACGACAACCGCTACTTCTGCTGGTTCGACACTGGCGCCGAGCGCGGCGGCTTGATTTTCGACCTGACGCGCGGCGCCATGTCGCTGACCCGTACCGATGTGTATGCCACGGCTTCGTACTCGGACGGCCGGCGCGATGAACTGTTCCTGGCGCTGCCTGACGGCAACGTGCACAAATGGGACGGGGGTGCGGTGCCGCTGGCCATGCGCCGGGTGAGCAAACGATTCATCCTCGAGCGCGCCCAGAACATCGGCGCTGCCCAGGTGGTGGCCGCGGCCTACCCGGTGACCTTCCGGCTACGGGCCACGATCGAGACGTCCGGCGGACCGCTCGACGTGGAGCTGCAGCACCAGGTAACCAACGGCCGCCCGTTCCGGCTGCGCGGCAACTATCGCGCCCGCAGCTACGAGTTCACCGTCGAGGGCACCGCGGCTATTTCCGAGGTGACCGTGGCGTCGGTCCTGGGCAACGTCACGGCGGTCTGACGATGGCGACCTCTGCACGATCCGGCCTGCGCTACGCAGACCTGCCGGCGATCGAGTCCGCCCGGCTGCCCGATAACCCGGCCGCGACGCGCGCGCTCGAGCAGATGCGCCTGACCCTGGCGACGCGCTTCGGGAAGGGCGGCCAGGCCGTCGACAAGGCTGTGACCTGGGGCGACCTGGTCGAGAACGGCATCGTCACGATGCGCGGCGCCGATGGCAAGCCCATCCTCATCAAGAATCCAGGGGGCACGTTCCAGCCCAGCACGCCGCCGGTGGTCGATGGCATCCCGCCGGCGCCGACCGGCTTCAAGGCAACGCCCGGCCTGGGCACCGTGGTGTTGGAATGGGACAAGCCGAACTTCGCCTACTTCGGCTATGCGGAGATTTTCCGCGGCACGACCGACAACCAGGCGCAGGCGCAGAGCGTCGGCCAGACCACCGGCTGGGTGTATGCGGATCCGGTAGGCGGCGCCACCGCCACCACCTATTTCTACTGGGTGCGGTTCGTGTCCGTCGGCGGCAAGGTGGGGCCGTTCAACGCCGTGGGCGGCACGACCGGCGCCGTCTCGCTGGACCCTGCCTACCTGATCGACGTCCTGTCGGCCGCTGGCGACCCCAAGGCGCTGCTGTACGAGATTCCCGAACCGACGGAAATCAACGGCGTGCCGGTGCCTGCCGGCATCTACATCCGCGACCTGTACGTCGCCAACGGTTCCATCTCCAACGCCAAGCTGGGCAACGCTTCGATCACCGACGCCAAGATCGCCAACCTGTCGGCGGCCAAGGTCACGTTCGGGGAGATGAGCGGCGATCGCATCGCGGTGAACAGCCTGAATGCCGACCGGCTGACGGTGGCGTCGCTGTCCGCGCGCCTGGCCGTCATCACGACCGCCTACGTTAAGACGGCCAACATCGAGGACGCGGCGATCACCAACGCGAAGATCGCCAACCTGAGCGCCGACAAGATCACCGCCGGCGTGCTGAACGCGGCGCGCATCGCCGCGGGCTCTATCACGGCGGACAAGCTCAATGTGGCGAGCCTGTCGGCAATCACCGCCACCATCGGGCTGCTGCGCACGGCGGTGAGCGGCGCGCGGCTGGAGATCCGCGACAACCTGCTGCTGGTATTCGACGCCAACAACGTGCTGCGCGTGCGTCTGGGGATCTGGTAATGCCGGCCGGCATCGAGACCTACGCGCCCAACGGGGCCGTCCTGACGTCCTACCTGAGCAAGATCAGTCGGCAATACGGAAAGGTCGCCACCGGCACGTCGGACGGGGCGCACGCCGATGCCCGGCTGGCAGAGGGCGGTGAACCGTGGTTTGCGACCCTGCCGCAGGGCAACCCGGCGAGCGTCAATGCGCCGTTCGTCTGGCGCGACGGGATCACCCTTCGGTGGAAATTCCTGGAGGACATGCCGGGTGACAGGGCGACCGCCACCATCATCTACGGGGTGCGGTGAATGGCTGCCGGCTTTCAGCTGCTCTCCGGCGCCAGCGAGCTGATCGTGGACAGCTCGTCGATCAACATGTTCCTGCGCCACGCCGGTGTGGCCAGCAACTCGGCAGCGGTGGCAGCCATCGACCCGGTCCTGTTCTTCCGGCCGGTGGGCGAGGCCTGCTATCTGGCCTGGGCCAATCTCTCAGGCGGCACCCTGGAGTTCGCGTTCAACAATCCGGCCGAGTACTACGTGTTCGACCGTCCAGTGACGCCGAGCTACCTGGATGCCTTCAACGAGTCGGGGTCGCAGATTTTCACCGCGGCGCAGCGCCCGCTGAACGTCATCGGCAGTGTGAACATTCCCGACTACTACACCGCTTACCGGCTGGCATATCGGGACGGCTGGACCTACAGCGGCCTGGTGTCTGGCAAGTACGCCTACAACCAGGCCTTTGTCCGGCAGGGATACAACTCGCTGCCCGGCGTGACAGGCTGGGAAACCTACCTTATGGCCGAAGCGCTGCAGGCGACCGCGAACGGCTTCTGGGCGGGCTTCCCGCAGTTCGGCGTGCGATTCCTGGGCTGGAGCCCAACCCGCACCAACACCTTTATCTCGTATGCACCCAGCCCGCAGGTGTCAATCATCGACGTGGCCGGGATTCTCTAACCAACCGCTGGCAAGGACGACATGCAAAAGGAAATTGAAAACGCCATCTTCTCCAACGTGGGGAACCGCATCACCCAGGAGCTGGCCATGGGCCTGGTGATGAGTCTGCTGCAGGTCGCGCAGCAGGCGGTCGAGACCGCCCGCAGCGAGGCGTTGTCGGCTGCTGCGTCCATGGTGCCGCCGGCCGCGGCAGCGCAAGGAGCCGACGAGGCCGGCGCCATCGATCCGGCCTATGCCCGCAAGGCCGAGGTGCCCGCCACTCGCAGGCGGGCGACCAAGCCTGTCAAGACCACGAAGGCGCGCCGATGAGCGCGCCTTTTTTTGACCAGGCGATGGCGCTGCGCTGGATGCGCGGCAACGCCAGCGCGGTCGATTTCCTGCGCACGGCGTTCGACGTGGCGCACTTCTGGGATGACTTGGTCGACCGCGACAGGATTCTCAGCGACGCCGATATCAACCGCGCCATGTTCCAGGCGCTGGTGGTGCTGCCGCGCAATGCGTTCTACCAGGCCAATTTCGCCAGCCTGAACGCGGTGCTGGCGAACGCCGCGACCAACTGGATGATCGCCACTGATCTGGAGCGCGCGGGCGGCGTGGCGGGCAAGCGGACGGCCTATGTCCTGCGCGCCTCCTATGTTGACCTGGTGACCCATTGCGCGCTGCTGCTGGGCGGCATGGATTGGGCGCGCGCGGTGGGGGTGGAGCTGCGTCAGCTGGCTGAACCGTATCCCGAGTACTTGACCAACCTGGAGGCCGAGAAGGCCGCACGAGGTGACTGAGATGGGCTGCATGTCCACGGAAGTGAAACAGGATCCGGCCGTCGGCCGGGCCCAGGAAGCCAATGCCCAGATCGGCATGCGCGCCCAGGACCTTGCGGAGCGCAATTTCGAATGGAATCAGCAGCTGACCGAGCAGTTTGCGCCGATCTACCAGGGGCTGCTGAACAATGCGCTGGGCGAGGCCAACAAGAACGCGCAGCGCGGCGACGATCAATGGAATCAGTACAAGTCCGTATTCCAGCCGATCGAGAACAAGATGGCCGAGGAGGCCATGAACTACGACAGCCCGGAGGAGATCGCGCGACGCGAAGGCCTGGCCGCGGCGACCGTGGGCAGGCAGTTCGACAACACCCAGGCGCAGACCTCGCGCGAGATGGCTCGCATGGGCGTTTCGCCCACCAGCAGCCTGGGCAGCACCGCCATGACGGATCAGGCCAATGCGCGGGCGCTGGCCACCGCGGGCGCGGTCAACAAGGAGCGCAACGACACCAAGCTGCTGGGCATGAGCCTGCGCGAGAACGCGGCGAAGTTCGGCCGGAACCAGACCGGCACCGGCATTGCGGCGTCGCAGGCGGCCCTGCAGGCGGGGAACTCCGCCACTGGCGTGATGGGGGCGCAGTCGGCCCAGGGAAATGCCGCGGGGACGGGGCAGGGGCTGCTGGGAACTGCAAGCGGTGCATTCAATTCCATGGGGCAAATGGGGCTCAACCAGATGCAGATGCAGCAGAACGCGAACTCTGCCAGTCAGGCTGGCCTCGGTTCGCTGTTGGGCACGGGGCTGATGGCTGGCGCCATGGCGTTCTCGTCGAAGGAATTGAAAGAGGACGGGGAACCGCTAGACGACGACGAGGCATTGGCCGGCCTTACGAAAGTACCGGTAGAGCGGTGGAAATATCGCGCCGGCGTGGCGGATGGTGGGGAGCACGTCGGTCCCTACGCCGAGGACATGCACGCGCAATTTGGTGATGAGGTCGCCCCGGGCGGGGTCGGCCTGGACATGATCAGTGTGAGCGGGCAGCACCACGCCGCGATTCGGGCGTTGGCGAAAAAGGTGGATCGACTGGAACGGCGACGTGCCAAGCCCGGCCTGGCGGCCGTTGCGGCGCCCGCGGAAGAAGGGGGCGGTGCATTGCCGCCGGCGTTGTCGGGCGACTTGTCGGCCGGCCTGATTGGACTGGAGAGGATCTGATGGCGATGAATGGAAGCTTTGCGGGTGGCCTGGCCGATGGCCTGCGCAATGGGATGGCAATCGCCCAGGCTTATGACGTGTCCAAGGATCGGGCGCGCGAACGTGAGGAGGCCGACCGGCAGAAGCGTGTGAACCGGGAGATTGCCGCGGCGATGGGAGGAACCCGCGACCAACTGCAGGCACCTGCGGGGCTGGAGCCGGTGCAGGGACCGCAGGCGGTGGCTGCTGGGGACGCGATGGGAGGCGGGCCAGGCCTGCAGCCTGTCGCTACCAGCGCCCCGGTAGCGCCGGCCATGGCAACCGCCCAGTCGTTGGGGCTGGCCGATGTATCGACGGGCGGGGGCTTGGGCGCTACCCAGGCCGGGCTGCCGAGTGCCGGGCAATCGGCCGCAATGGCGCAAAAAAAAAGTCCTTCGCCCGTTGATTACCTCGGGGCGGGTGATTTCGGAGAGGTCGCGGACGGACTGACGCGGGCATATCGGAAAGCCCTGGAGCTGGGAGAGCCAGGCCGAGCCATGGAACTGCTGGCAGATCGCGAGAAATACGTCGGCCAGCACCGAGAACAGGCCTTTGCTGCGGCGCAGGGACGCTACCAGCTTACCGGCGATCCGAACGCCTATGTCCCCTTCGTGAACCGCTTCATGCCGGGAGGCATCGAGGTGAAGGCGATCAATCGCCGCAGTGAGCAGGCCGGCGGCGCGCCGGTGTACGACTTCGTCGGAGTGGACACCGTGACCGGCAAGCCGGTGCAGCAGCCCATCACCGAAAACATGTTGCAGACCTTCATGCGCAGCATCAGCGACCCGAAGGCGCAGCAGGCCATGGTGGCGCAGCAGGCGAAGCTGCTTTTCGATGCCGAGCAGAAGCGCCGCGAGCAGGTGCTGGCCAGTCAGCTGCGCAAGGATGAGGAGGCGGCCAAGCCTCGCATTCTGGGGAAAGACCAGACGCTGTACACGCCCGACGGCCAGGGCGGCCTGCGTGTCGGCGCCCAGGGCAGCGAGGCCGGCAAGCCGAGGATGACGACCTCCGACAAGGATTTCGCCAACCACGTCATGCGCATTTTCAAGGTGGACAGCTTGGACGGGCTGGGCGATGACCAGCGCAAGTTGGTGAGCGGCATCATCGCCACCGGCGAGAACATCAACCGCCTGAATGCCGGCACGCCAGCCGGCGAGGTACTGACGGCGGGGAACCTGGCGGCGCTGGCCCAGCGGGTGCAGGACGGCACCGCCGAAATCACGCCTATCCGGCTGGGCGATCGACAGTTCGGCTTTGGTGTTGAGCACGAGGGCCAGCTGGTGCGCCTACCGGTGTCCGTCGTGCCCAAGGCGGTGCAGGAGCAAATCCGGGCGCGCCTGGTGGCAGCGCCTGCTCAGGGTGAAGGCCAGGCGGCGCCGGCCGCGGCCGCTCCGGCCGATGCATCTCGGCCAGCACAGCCGGTGCCGAGTGTGGCCAAGCCAGCGCCGGCCGGCCGCGCCGCGCCTGCTGCCGCCAACCCCCGAGCAGCTGCGGCCGACAGCGCAGAGGGGGCCCAGCTTGATACCGCCCGCGCCGAGCTGCGCCAGGCACAAGCCCTCGTGCGCCAATTGCGCTCCAGCCCGCCCGGATTGAAAGCCGGCCAGGAGGCGCGTGCGAGGCACGCCGCGCAGCTGCAGCAGGCCGAGCGCGATGTCGAGCTGGCCCGCGTGGCCGAGCAGGCCGCGGCCGAACGCTGGGCCCGTGCCACCGAGGGATCCGAATTCACGCGCGCCGCCATGGGCCGCACCACCGCAGAATAGAGGGAATAGATGGAAAACTTTGAAAATCCCGCTGACGGGATCGAGTTCAAAGACAACGTGGCAGCGCGCCGCGATCAGGTCCGCGCCGACCTGGATGTCCAGTTCTCGGATGCCGGTGCGCCGGCGGGCGCCACCGGCAAGCCCTTGCCGTTCACTTTCCGCGTAGCCGACTACACGCGGGCGCAGCAGGATGGCGGCGGCATTGAGTTCGTCGACTTCCCCAAGACGCTCGCCGGCGGCGCGATCAAGGGCGCCGGCAGTGCCGTGCGCGGCGTGGGGAAGGTTGCCGAAGGCCTGGGCCGTGTCGGCGTGACGGCGGTGAACCAGGCCTTTGATGCTGGCCTGGAAATCCCCACCAACCCCCTGGAGGGGGCGGCGGATGCAACGCATCGCCTGGGCGAACGCGTGCTGGATTCGCGCACGACAGAGGCGAAGCGCCGTGAGGCCGACTCGCAACCGGGCGGCGACCTGGACAAGCCGGAAACCTGGACGCTGGGCCGCGACCCGTCAGCATCGGGTTTGGCCCTGCAGGCGCTGAACGCCGGCGGTTCCAGCGCGCTGCCCGTCCTCGCGTCGGTGGCCGCCGGCCCCTTGGGGGTCGGGGCCCGCATGGCCGCAGGCGCTGCTGCTGGCGGCGCCATGGGCGGCGGTAATGCGATCGAGCAGGCGCGAGAAACGCTCGACGGCCTGGACGACCAGCAGCTGGCCGCCGCATCGTCCGCATATCGAGATCTGATCGCGCAGGGCGTGGCGCCGGAGGAAGCGCGCGCCCGGGTGCGCGCCGACGCCGAGAATGCCGCATTCGTGCGCACGCTGCCTGTGTCCGCCGTCGGCGGCGCGGCGACCGGCCGGATCTTGTCGCCGGCGGGCCGCGTGCTTGGCGATCGCGGCGTGGTGGCGCAGACCCTGGGCAAGGCCGCCTTGGCCGGCACCGAGGAAGCCGTCCAGGAGGTCGGCGAGGGGTATGCCACCCAGAAGGGTATCAACGCCGGCGCGGGCATGGCGCTGGACCCGATGGCCGGGTCTTTCGGCAACGCGGCGCTGGGCTTCGTCGCAGGCATGGGGCCGGGGGCGGTGCATGGCGCAACCGAAGGCGTGCGCCACCGTGGCGTACCGTCGGCGCCGAGCCTCGAGACGGGCGACGTGATGCACGCCAGCGGCAAGCCGTTTGTGACGGCCAGCGCCGCGCGCCAGCGGGCCGAGGAGCTGGGCGAGGGCGCGCAGGTGCTGCGCTACGAAAACGGGTTCATCGTGCGGCCTGGGGCGGCGGTCGACCAGCAGGCCGCTGGCGCCGCGCCGACGGCAGCTGAGGGCAGCGGCGGCACCGAGGGCGCGCCGGCTGCCACGGACACGGCGAATGCAGACGGCCAGGCCGCAGGCTTCGCGCCGCGCCAGCAGGTCTACCTGCGGCAGAACGGCCGCGAGCTGCCCGTCGAGTTCCTGGGCGTGGAGAGCAACGCCGCGACCGCGCGCGCCGGCGGCGAGCAGCTGGCCCGGATCCGGACGGCCGACGGCCGCGGCCGCTTCGTGCGGCTGTCTGAACTGTTCGCCGAGCCCATGCCCGGCAACTCGCTGCGCGAGGCCATGGGTGGCCCGGCGGCGCTCGAGGGGCCGGAGGCCTTTCCCGTCCTGGACGGACCAATCCAGCGCGCGGCATTGCCGGTGCCCGACGGGTACGCCGCTGGCGAGGGCTTCGTCGCCCGCGACTCGTGGCGCATGCCCGCCAACGCGCCGCGCGGGATCCGCAACAACAACCCCGGCAACATCCAGAAGGGCGCCGGCTTTCAAGGTGAAGTCGAGGGCAACGATCCGCGCTTTGCCACCTTCGCCACGCCGGAGGATGGTATCCGCGCGATCGGGATGAACCTGCTGACCTACCAGCGCCAGCACGGTCTGGACACTGTGCAGGGCATCCTGAACCGGTGGGCGCCGCCGTCTGAAAACGACACCGGCGCATATGTGGGCCAGGTGGCGCGCGCGCTGGGCGTGGAGCCCAACCAGCAGCTGGACCTTAGCGACCCGGCGACGCTGACCGGGTTGACGGCCGCCATCATCCGCCACGAGAACGCCATGCAGCCGTACAACGCGGCGCAGCTGGAGGCAGCGGTAAGCGCCGCGCTGTCCGGTGCGCCGGTGCGGCGCGCGTTGCCGGCCCCGGTCTATCAGGTCGACGGCGAGGGCGTGGCGGCCACCGCCGGCCAGCGTGACGCCGAGCTGGCGCGCCAGGCGGCCATGGGCATGACGCCCGATGTGGCGGCCGCCGGCGAGCGCCACCCCGGCGCGGCAACCGACACCGCAGCCCACGAGGCGGCCACGTCGCCGACGAACGACCGCCCCGAGCCGACCGACGCCCAGAAGGATGCCGGCAACTACAAGGTCGGACGCACGCGCATCGCCGGCATGGATATCTCCATCGAGAATCCCGAGGGGTCGGAGCGCCGCGGCACATCCCCCGACGGCACCAGCTGGGCCAACCGGATGGCCGGCCACTATGGCTACATCCGTCGGACGCAGGGCGCCGACGGCGACCAGGTGGACGTATTCGTTCGCCCGGGCACGACGTCCGATTTCGCCGGCCCGGTGTTCGTCATTGACCAGGTCGATCCTGCTGGCGGCCGGTTCGATGAAGCGAAGGTGATGCTGGGCTACGACACCCGCGAGGACGCCGAGCGCGCCTACCGCGACAGCTACACGCCGGACTGGCGTGGCATGGGCAAGATCACCCAGATGGACGTGCCCACGTTCAAGCGCTGGATCGACGAAGGCGACACGACGAAGCCCGCGTCGGAATCCGGCCTGGGTACGCTGGTGGCCGAGCCCGACATTACCGCCAAGGGGGGCCGCCCCTTCCTGACCCGTGGCGCGGCCCAGCGCGCCGCCACGCTGCACGGGAATGCCGACGTCGAACCGGTGGATGGCGGCTTTGTGGCGCGGCCGCGCACCGGCCAACCCCCGCGCGAGGCGCCGGCACCTTCTGCGGCCGACTTTGCGCGCGGCGCGCGGCGCGACTTCCTGCAGATGGTGCGCCAGGCCGGAGGCATCCGCCCCGAGCTGGCAGCCGATATCTACGGCGATCGCGCCCATCTGGCCAACCGGCGTGCGCCCGGCCTGTTCCGCCAGGGTGGCATGGACGCCGACCGCCTGGTGGAAGCCATGCAGCAGGCCGGTTACCTGCCTATGGAGGGCGACACCGTCGACCTGGCGGGCACGGCCATGGACCGCGTGCGCGAGGCGCTGGAGGGCGAGGCGGTCTATTCGCTCGAGCAGATGGACGAGGCGGCGCGCCGCGCGTATGCTGAACGCCAGGCCGAACGGTTCAGCGATGCCAAGGATAAAAACAAGCTGGCCGAGGATCTTTTTGGCGCGATCGACGCCATGCCGGCCGATACGACCATGCAGGAGCTGGCGGCGCAATTCGATGCCGCGGTCTACCTGAGCGAGCAAGGAATTACCGATGCCCCTACCCAAGAAGCCATCATCGAGCGAGCCTCAATCCAAGCCGACGGAGACGCCGGAGCCTTCGAGCAAGCCGTTAAGTCCCAAGCAGCGGCGCTTGGTCGGCGGGACGATGGCGATCCTCGGCGCCCTTCGCAGCAGCCAGGAGCGGGAAGCGATGGAGCAGGCGCAGGAGGTGATCGCCAAGGCGGCCCGCAAGGACTGACCCTCGAAAGCTCGACGCCTGACGGGCTCCGGGCGGCCGCCAGCCAGCAGGCCGCCCAGCAGCAGCAAGCCGCCATCGAGGCCCGGGAGACCGACCAGCGCGCCGCAGCCGATGCCGCGCGCGACGATTTCGTCCTGACCGGTAGCGACCGGGCGGCAGACCAAGCCGCAGCGCGCGGTCAGCAGGAATTGGCGCCGGCCCCTGAGGCGCCCGCCGCGGCAAGCGAGCCGGCCACCCGTCCGGGCGGCCGCATCGAAGATTTCGGCGAGACGCTGCAGGGCGCCCGTAAACACTACGCCGAGCAGTACGCCGAGCGCATGCGCCAGGCCGAGGCGTTGCCGATCCGCGATCATGCCCTGGCCGAGACCTGGCCGGAGCCCAATTACGCCAAGCTCCTCGAGGACGGCGCCGACCCGTTCCTGGTGGCGCTGGTGCACGCCAGCCGCGACGAGGTTCCCAGCAAGCCGCGCAAGGGGTGGAAGCTCAAGGGCTGGGCCGACCAGGTGCAACGGCTGCGCGAATTCTCCGGCGAGCTGCTGGGGGGCAGGATCAAGGGCGCCGATGTGCGCGCCATCCTGGACAAGTCGCAGGATCTGCGCGACGTCTACGGGCGGGCCCAGCTGTACGAGGCCGTGGGCCATGACCGATCCCTGCGCGGAGTGTCCCTGCGGTCGGCGGACTACAGCGTTTTCGCCGGCGAGAGGTTCGAGGCGCCGCGCAGGATCTGGACGGTAGAGCGCAAGGCGTCCACCGGCATGGGCAACTGGCCGCAGATTGCCGCCAAGGGCGACAGCGCCGCGGCGGCCATCGCCGACTTCAAACGCGAGATGGACAAGCAGGCCGGCGAGCCGGCGCCGGCGCGTGAGGTGCGTTTCGATATCTACTCGCGTCCTCGCATGCCTGGCTTTTACATCGGCAAGAAGGTCGGCCGGACCTACATCGACCTGCAGCACTTCGATGACGTCAAGGCCGCCCGCGCCTACCTGGCCGAGAACAAGGAGCTGCTGACCCAGCGGCTGGACGAGCTGAAAGACGTCCCGGCGCACCGGCGCGAGACGAACGCGCCGCGGGTGGGCGTGGACCACCGGGATGGTGGTGACGTGACGCCGGCGCAGTTCAGCGACGCCTTCGGCTTTCGTGGCGTGCAGTTCGGCAATTATGTCGAGGGCGGCCGCCGCCAGGCTGATCTGAACGAAGCCTACGATGCCCTGATGGATCTGGCTGGCGTCATCGGCGTGCCGGCGCGCGCGCTGTCGCTGAATGGCGAGCTGGGCCTGGCCTTCGGCGCGCGCGGCGCCGGCGGGAAGGATGCCCCCATGGCGCACTACGAGCCCGGCCAGGTCGTGATCAACTTGACGAAGAAGCGCGGCGCGGGGTCGCTCGGGCATGAATGGTGGCATGGCCTGGACAATTATTTCTCCCGCCGCGGCGGCACGTCGGCCGGCTACGCCTCAGAATCCGGGGCCGCTACCGCCGGCATCCGGCCCGCGATGGCCGAGGCCTTCGGGGCGCTCAAGCAGACGATCGGCCTGATCGGCATGCGAGAGCGTTCGCGCAAGCTGGATGAGCGCAAGGCGAAAGACTACTGGTCCACCGGCCGCGAGCTGTCCGCGCGGGCGTTCGAGAGCTATGTGATCGCCAAGCTGGCCGACCAGGGCGCCGCCAACGACTACCTGGCCAACGTGGTGCCGGAAAAGGCCTTCGGCGACGAGCTGGCCTACCCGTACCCGACCGCCGCCGAGATCCCGCAGATCCGGGCGGCGTTCGATCGCTTTTTCCAGACGGTGGAGCAGGTGCCCGGCGAGGATGGCCGGATTGCGCTCGAGAGTCGGGGCGACGGCGGGCAGGGTGTCGACCCTGCCGAGGCGCGGCGCCTGGCGGCCGACTTCATGGGCAAGCTGCCGGGCGCAGCCGCTCTGCGCGTGTCCGTGGTGGAGCGCGTCGATCAGATCCCCGAGGGGGCGAAACCGTCCGCGATGGCCGAGGGAGCCTACTACCCGGCGGGCGATGGCGGCCGGATCTACCTGGTGGCTGAAAACCTGCCCACGGCGGAGCGCCTGCAGCAGGTGCTGGCGCATGAGGTGGTCGGCCACTTCGGCGTCGAGGCGCTGCTGGGCGATCGCTTCCGCGACGTGCTGGCCGACGTGCGCCGTCTGGCTCGCGCGCCGGATGGCGTGCACATCCCGCGCGACGCGGGCCCGGACCATGCGCATTACGCCACCTTCGAGGCGGTGACGGCGCGCTACCCGGACTATTCGGCCGCCAACCGCGCCCGCGAAGTCCTGGCGCGCATGGCCGAGCAGGGCAAGCGCCCGGTGTTCCTGGAACGTCTCTACGGCATGATCCGCGCCGCGCTGCGGCGGCTGGGCCTGAACCTGCAGCTGAACAACGCCGATATCCGCAAGATGGTCGTCGACGCCGGCCGGTTCCTGCAGCGCGCGCCGGCGGCGCGAGTGAGCGCCGGTATGCAGGAAGCCGCAGCCTCGATGGCGGCCAGCCGCGGGGCGGACACCGCCGGCGCAGCCGTGACGGTGCTGACCGGCGAGGAGCTGGGCGCGGCCGAGCTGGGCGCCAAGGAGCTGCGCGATGCAGCGCGCACCTGGGCGGCGGAGAACCTGAAAGGGAAAAATTTCGTGAACCGGGCGACCGGCTGGCAAGTGCAGGTCAGCCAGCGCGGCATCAAGGAATCGCTGTCACGCAGCGCCCGCATCAGCAAGGTCCAGTCCATGGTGGCATTGCCGGGCCTGATCGAACAGGCCATCCTGGGCCATTCGGAGGCCAACCGCAACAAGCAGCGTGACCCATTCACCAGCCAGGTGCACACGCTGTATGCGCCGGTGGAGATCGCTGGCCAGGACTACCTGGCGCGTCTGGTCGTGAAGGAAAACGCCAACGGTCACCTGTTCTACGACCACGATCTTTCCGACGTGGTGGAAGCAAAGCGCCCCGACAACACGTCCGCCGTAAGCACTCCCGCTTCCAAAGCGGGCGCAGATCGGACGCCGTCAGGGCGAGCCTTTACGGTAGAAGATATCGCGGCGATCGTCAACAGGGAGGGGCGGGCCGGCTGGGTGTTCGACCCTGGCGCGCTCGAGTCGCGCCGCCGCCACAAAGAAGCCCCGCCCGCCGCGGGGCTTCGTACTTCTGGGCCCATGGAATCGCGCGCGGCCGCGGCCACCGCCGGCGCGCCGCCGGTGCAGCCGGGTGCGGCCCGAGAGCCCAAACGCGGCGCCAAGGTCGAGCGCCCCGGCGAGACGCTGTCGGACATCGAGCGACGCCAGCGCAACAAGTTCCTGGGCAAGATCGGGGCGTGGGCGGAGCAGGAACCCATCAAGGCGCGCCTGGCCAAGGCGTCTGATCGCTGGCAGGCGAAGCTGGTGCAGGGAATTTTCGATCAGTTCGCGCCGCTCAAGGGGATCAGTGCCACCGCCTACATGCAGGCGCGGCTGTCCAAGGGAGCCGACGGCGCCGCCGAATACCTGGTGCGGCACGGCGCGGTCAAGCTGCAGGACGGCGCGCTGGACACTGCCGGCGGCAAGGGGCTGGCGGAAATCCTGGCCGGCTTGAACGGCGAACACGACCATTTCATGGCCTGGATCGCCGCCAACCGGGCCGAGCGCCTGGCTGCCGAATGGCAGGTGCGGTTCGACAATGGCGTGGCCGAGCGCTTTGCAAACGAGGCCGCCGCGCGCGCCGAGGCGGCGAAGTGGCCCGGCGCCATGGCCGAGCCCGCGTCGCGCGAGCGGCTTTTCACGCCCGACGATATCGAGGCCGGCAAGCGCCTGGCTCAGGGCAAGATGGCCGACGGCCGCGATCGCGCCACCGTCTACCGCGAAGCCCTGGCCCAGTTCAACGAGCTGCAGCGCTCCGTCCTGGACGTGGCGCAGGAGGCCGGCCTGGTAGACCCCAGCTCGCGCAAGCTGTGGGAGAGCGAGTTCTATGTGCCGTTCTACCGGGTGATGGAAGATGACGCCACCGGCACCATGGGGCCCGGCCAGATCGGCGGCCTGGTGGGCCAGCAGGCATACAAGCGCCTCAAGGGCGGCACGGACAAGCTGGGCGACTTGGTCGCCAACACGGTGTCGAACTGGTCGCATCTGCTGTCCGCCAGCATGAAGAACCTGGCCGCGCAGGGCGCGCTGCAGGAGGCGGAAAAGCTGGGTGTCGCCACGCGCGTGCGCCAGGCCGAGCGCGGGAGCGTGCGCGCGATGTTCGCCGGCCAGGAGCGGCACTACCAGGTGTCCGATCCCCTGGTGCTGAACGCCCTGACGGCCTTGCACTATGTCGGCTCCAATGACCCGTTCACCAAGGCGGCGCGCAAGTTCAAGCACGCGCTGACCGTGGGGGTGACCATCAGCCCGACCTTCCGCGTGCGCAACCTGCTGCGCGACACGATCCAGGCGATGGCGATCGACAGCAACCTGTCCACGAACCCGCTGCGCAACCTGGTCGAAGGGTGGAAGGCGACAGGTGCCGAGAGCGACACCTGGCGCCGGCTCATGGCTGGCGGCGGGGCGGTGCGCTTCGGATCCTTCAACGACGGCAACGCCCGCAATGTGAAGCGGTTGGTCGACGAGCTGGGCGCCCATCCCGATGACGTCATCACGTCGCCGGCCGGCATGGGCCGCGCGCTGCGCAAGGCCTTCGACTGGTATCAGGAAACTGGCGACCGATCCGAGACGATCAACCGCGCGGCGATCTACCAGCAGGCACGCAAGGCCGGCCGCAGCCACCTGGAGGCCAGCTATGCCGCCCGCGACCTGATGGACTTCACCGCCGGCGGCACGTTCTCCTCGGTGCGGATGCTGTCGCAGGTGGTGCCGTTCTTCAACGCACGCCTGCAGGGCATGTACAAGCTGGGCCGCGGCGCGGCCGCGGATCCTGCCCGGTTCGCCGCGGTAACGGGCGCCGTTGCGATGGCGTCGGCGCTGCTGTACCTGGGCATGAAGGACGACGACGACTACAAGCAGCTGCCCGACTGGGCGCGCAATTCGTTCTGGATCACGAAGCTGCCGGGCACCGACCACTTCGTCTACATCCCGAAGCCGTTCGAGATCGGAGCCCTGGGTAGCGTGGTCGAGCGCGGCACCGAGCTGGCCTTTGGCGGGGATGATTTCCGCCTGCGGGACTTCGGCCGGACGGTCGGAGCCATCCTGAGCGAGCAGCTGTCGATGAACCCGGTCCCGCAACTGGTCAAGCCGGCGATGGAAGCCGCATTCAACTACGACTCTTTCCGCGAGCGCGATATCGACAGCGTCGGTCAGCAGCGCCTGCCGGCCGGCGATCGCTTCACGGCGTCGACCTCGGCCGGGGCGGTGGCGCTGGGCAAGGCGCTGGGCCTGTCGCCGCAGCGCCTGGAACACCTGGTGCGCGGCTACTTCGGCTGGTTGGGCACTCAGGCGCTGAACGTGTCGGATCACCTGGCCAGGCCGCTGTCGGGCCTGCCCGAGAATCCGCGCCGCGACCTGAGCCGCCTGGATAACTGGTTCGTGGTGGGCGATTTCGTGAAGGAATCCGACCCGCGCTCGAGCAAGTACATCCAGCGGTTCTATGACGAACAGCGCGAAGTCAACCAGGTCTACGCCGCCTTTTCACAGGCGCGCGAGCTGGGCGACCTAGAGCGCGCCCGCGAGCTTGCCGGCGACGACCAGATGCGCCTGCGCGCACTGTTCAAGGCTGCCGACAGCCAGCTCCGGGACATCAATCTCAAGATCAAGGCGCTCGAGCGCGCGAGCATCCCGGCCGACGAGAAGCGCGCGCAGCTGGACCTGCTGTACCGCGCCCGTAATCGCCTGGCCGCGCTGGCCGACCAGCACGCCCGCAGCGCCCGTCCCTGAGGCCTACCACCTGATCCAACTACCGCGCGCCCTCCGGCGCGTTTTTTTTCGAGGAGCCATCATGTCCGCATTCAGCCTTTCGGCGCGCAGCCTGCAGCGCCTGGACGGGGTACACCCCCGACTTGTCGAAATCGTCAAACTGGCGATCCAACGCACCGCGGTCGATTTCACTGTGGTCGAGGGGCTTCGCACGCCCGAACGCCAGCGCGAGCTGGTCGCCCAAGGCGCCAGCCAGACGCAAAACAGCCTGCACCTGCAGCAGCAGGACGGCTATGGCCACGCCGTCGACCTGGCGCCGCTGGTCGGTGGCGCGATCCCGTGGAACGACTGGGAGCAATTCCGCCGACTGGCTGACGTGGTCAAGGCCTGCGCGGCCGAGCTGGGCACGCCGGTGGAGTGGGGCGGGGACTGGAAATCGCTCAAGGACGGCCCGCACTTTCAGCTGCCGCGCGGCTGGAAGGCAGCGGCATGATGGCCGAGGGCGTCAAGGTTGCCGGCCTGCTGGTGGGGTGGCGCGGGTACGCGGCCGCGGTACTGGTCGGGGCGCTCGCCGCTGGTGGCGCGGCTTCGGCGGTGCAGGCCTGGCGCTATACGGCGCAACTGGCGGAAATGCGTGCCGACCACGCCGAGGAACAAGCCGCGCAAGCCACGGCTACGGCCGCCGCCATCGAGGCGGTCAGAAATGAAGAAAGGCGGCGCATGGCCGCCGTGGAGATCGCCCGTGATGATGCCCAGAAACAGGCCGCTGCCGCGGCTGCTGATGCTGTTGGCGCTCGTGATGAGCGTGACCGGCTGCGTGCCCGCGCAAACACGCTGGCTCGCGCCGCAGTCACCCGAGATCCCGCCCTTGCCGACGGAAGCCCGTCAGGAGCCGCTGCCGTCGATCTGCTCGCCTACATGTTCGGCCGCGCTGTCGATCGAGCTGAAGCGCTTGCGGGCGTTGCAGACCGTGCCCGCATCGCAGGACTGACGTGCGAGCGGGCGTACGGTGCGCTGCGTGGTCGACCGTAGGCCGCCAGGCTGGGCGTACGCTGTATCTGGTGGCGATTTAGAAACGGGGATCAGCTGGTACTGTGGCTCAAGATTTGACCAATGCACCCAGGTAGAAGCCACTAACCTCGGACAGGCGGCCACGCCATAGGGCACCTTGCGAATTTATCGTTCGGCCGTCTGAGCCCCAAAACACAGCATTTTCCAGGTGGATATAAGTGGCGGGCACTGATGGCTCCTCAGATCCGACAGTTTGACCATCGTAGATCTTGGCGTGGCTGGAAAAATATTCACGCATGGACTCCGCTGCACTGCTGACGTTGCCATTTTGCATACCTACTGCGATCAGGTCGCCAAGCTTGCGGAAATATTCGGGTCCAGCGATTGTCGTGCCGGATACGGTCAGCCCACTTAGTTGGAGGGTAACCGGGACTTGCAACTTAGTCCTGTTTATCAGCCCGACGAAGTTCTGGAGTACCCAATCTCCGGACTGGTAGTCGTGGGGCGGGGCAGGCTTGCTGTTGTCGGCGCTCATGAGGCTTTTCTCTGATTGGTTGTAGTAAGGATGGCCTAGCCAGACTGAATATAAACCAGGGGGGAGCCACCACGCCAATAGCAATGTCGCATCACATTTGCCCGCGCCGCGCAGGTGAGATGCCTGCCGAATCTATTGAGATTTGTTGGCTGCGCCGAACTTGATACCGCTGCTCGATCGGATTATTTCGCCCGCCGGGCCGGGATCTGGCAACTGTCGGCGCAGTTGGAGGCGTGCCAGGCGTGGCAGCGGCGAGGAACGGCCCCGTGCGCGAGATGCGCCCTCCCTGCGCACTTCTGGACCGCCATCCCCTTTCGGACCTTGGCCGGCTCTTGCGGCCCTTGCCCGTGTTCTCGCGTCGTAGTTTGTAGCTGACGAGTAGAATGTGCGCTTCCATATAGCGGCTTAGAAAAACGAATATGTCCCGTGAGCTGGTTCTCTATTGCGATGAGTCTGACATTTCCGGTAGGCACTTTGCCAATTTCTATGGGGGAGTCTTGGTTGAGTCGGCCCACCTTTCGGAAGTGGTTTCGACTCTGCAGGCCGCAAAGGACCGACTGAATTTAGGCGCCGAGGTCAAATGGCAAAAGATCACGGAAACCTATGCTGGTAAGTACATGGAACTGATGGACGAGACGTTCGCTCTAATGCGTGCCGGCAAGTTGAAGATGCGCGTCATGTTCACCCAGAACTATTTCGGAGCTACGAAGCTGACACCCGCTCAACGAGAGAACAGCTTCTTCCTGCTTTACTACCAGTTTGTCAAGCACGCATTTGGGTTTCGATACTGTGGTGGCGCTTCTTTAGGGCCTGCCAGAGTCCGTATCTATTTCGACAAGCTGCCGGATACCGACGAAAAGTGCTTGGCCTTCAAGGGTTATGTGTTGGGGCTCAACAGCAGTCGGGAATTCCGTGGTGCGGGCGTATCCATTGCTGAAGACCAAATGGCCGAGGTGGACTCGAAAGAGCACGTGCTATTGCAGTGCCTTGATGTCGTTCTTGGTGCCATGCAATTCCGCTTGAACGAGAAGCACAAGGAAAAGCCGGAGGGGGCGCGGGTGCGGGGGAAGCGGACCAGAGCGAAGGAGACCGTGTACAAGCATATTAACGGTCGAATCAGAGAGATCTACCCCAATTTCAACATTGGAATCAGCACGGGCGGCGAGCCGGAGATGCGTTGGCGACATCCGTATCGTCATTGGCTTTTCAAGCCCACGGAATTTGAGATTCGGCCCCAATTCGCCAAGCGGAAATAGAAAAGCCCCGCGCCAGCTACATAAGTGTCCCAAGTGGAACTTGGGCGTTCGCTGAACGAAGGGCTCGCTGCACTTTACCTAAATTTGGGGAAAGCGTCAATAGCAATGCCTGCTCAATCCCTAGCGCAGAGCCACGCCCTTGTGCAGCTTTCGCGGCTCATCCAATAGCTCGGCAGTCATTCCGCGTCCCCGTGCCTCCACCAGCCTCGGTAGTGGCGCACGTCTCAACGAAAACGCCCCAACCCGTGAGGGGGCTGGGGCGAATGCTCTGCGGCGGCCGGCATGGGCGTCGCGAGCGTGATAAATCTATCACGGCCAATGGCTTCGTGGTGACGTCAGGCTGAGTCGGTGACCCACTGCATCCACCAGCCCTGGTAGTAGCGCACGCCGGCGATTTCTTCGAAGCCACAGACCATCATGCCGCGGTCGGAGCTGAAAGTTAGAAGCTGGGGTTCCAGAAGGTCAGGGATCGCGCTTGGCACCCTGGCGCCGAACTTGGCAAGGGCGTCCATGCTCATGCGCTCAACATGCCGATTCAGCCCCTTGTGAAGTATGGAGTACATATGGACCGTACCCACGACGGGCTGGCCTGGATCGTTGTCGCGGCGGCGTTCGCCGAGGTGGTGTGTGCGTAGGACGCTGCACTGGAATTGCATGGTTTTGCTCGAAAATACTGTACATATATCCAGTATAATTCGCCATCAAAGCGGTGCAATTAGGCCCCGATTTTGGCTCTTAGGGGACGGAACATGGCGGATGTGACGGACTGGCAGCAGCGTGACGAATACTACTGGGCAGGGCCTGGCGGCTGGACCATCTGCCGAGTATTCGCACAGAACCGCTGGCAATACGAGGTGTGGGCGGCAAACGGTACGCGCCACGGTATGGAGCCGTCCCTGGCCGCCGCGATCTTGCTCTACGACAGGGTCAAGCCGGCGGCATAGGTGGCACGGGCTCGATGGCGTCCGGCAACTGGTATTTCGAATTGCCGACTTCCTGGCGCACCGGGTGCCAGGTGAACGCGGATTCCGGTAGGCCATGCTCCAGCAGCGAAACCGCCTGGGCGGTGGGAAATTCCGGGTCCATCCAGTGGATGGCCAGGTCGGCCGGCAGCGCCACGGGCCTGCGGTCGTGGACGTCGACCATGCCGCCAGCGGCGTCGTTGGTGACGATGGCGAAACCGTGGGCCTCGTCCTTCTCGGCGTCCGGCCGCCAGTTGCTCAGGCCGGCGAAGAACAGGGGCGCATTGTCGGTGGCGTGGATGAAGTAGGGCTGCTTGGGCGGCTTCGGTCCATCGGCCAGGGGCTTCCATTCGTACCAGCCATCCGCCGGCACCAGGATGCGGCCGCGCGCTGTGAGCATCTTCCAGGGCCAGGCGCCAGCGAGGATCTTGTCCAGCCTCGCGTTCGACATGAGGTACTTCGAATTGTGCGGGCGCCAGCCCCAATGCAGGCGTGCCAGCTCGAAGTCGCCGACGAGGCGGTGCATGGTCAGCGGCCTTGTGCCTGGCGGGATGTTGTAGAGCGGGCCGGCTGGGTCATCGAAGACGCGGCGGGGGTTGGGGAATATGCGCTCGACGTAATCGAGCGGGCTCGACTTCTGGACGATGCGACCGCACATGACACGCTCCTGGTCACGGGATGAGACCAGTGTAGGGCGAGATGCCCATGAGACATCTATCCGCCGGAGGGCGGCTGCCAGCCCGCGCGTTCGGCCAGTACCTGCCAATCAGGTTTTTGGGTTGCGACTATCGCGTTGCAATAGTCCACGAGCGCGGCCCATGGCTCCTTTCGAAGGAACAGCGTTTTGCCGTCCCCCTGTGTAGGCATTTTGCTCGCGAGCAGGCGTGCTGTGTGGGTCAAGTGGTCGATGGCGGGTTGCAGCAGTGTCTTGAGTTGCTGATCTTCGGTGGCATGCTGAATCTTCGTCAGCGCGTTCGCGCGCGCTCCGGGGAGCGTGAAGCTGCTCAAGGTCTCGATGGTCTTCTTGTAGTGATTCGTTGCCAT